TTTATTAAAATTTGTTATACCATCCCAAACAATATCATATTTTTTTGACCAATTTGATTTATTGCATCTAGCAATATCACCTGTTCCCCAACCATCGGCAGCCATATCTATAAACATACCATCTTGTGGATCATTTGTATAACCTGGTGGTCTATCTAATTCAAATTTTAAATTACCAGAACTATTAAATATACCAGAATTATTAGGATGCCTACTTTCTAATGGTATAGAACATCCAGCTGGTCCTATTTGTTGCCAGAAATCTGGACATACACTATGTTCTGGTGGAAATGCTGCATCTTCACGTTCTTTACTAATTTCAATGCCTAAATAAGCTAATATCATTATTAATAATATAGTTGCTATCAATATTACAATAGAGTAAAATGAAGTATCTTGTGCCATTCTTATATAATATTCAAATAAATTTTTTTAATATTATATAATATTATAATATATGGAATATAATTCTAAATATAAACAAGTTTTAGGTAATGATTATTATAATGGAAGAGTTGATGTAATTTCACAACCTACAAATGATATTATATTCAAAATGCAAGAAAATAATGAACCTTCTTCATATGAAGAAGCTATTAAAGGCGAAGTTGAATGTAATATTTTAGCTAAAGTATTTTTTTCTAAAGACAACCTTCAATATTTACAAGATAATTTGAGAGTTGGTGTTTTTGAAATGTCAAAAAGAACAATTGCTATCCCTGATCAAAACGTAGATAATTTAAAAATAATTATGAAAAAGGTATATTTTCAATATGCTAATCATGAAGATGACATTAAAGGTGAAATAAAAAAATTAGATGATTTAATATTAAAGTCTATTATCCCTGAAGTATATAATGCTGCTATTGCATATAATAAATTTAAACGTGATATGAGTACATTACCTGTTCCTATGGATAGAGCTAAAGCTGTTGATAGAGACCATAAACATTTAGAAGTTGATAATTTTATATTAAATGATATTTATTAATCTACCTTTACTTTTAATTTTGATAAATACAATCCTATTGTTGTACTTATTACTATAAACATATTTGATATTGTCCCCGCACTTTCATATATAAACCAATTTAATCCTTTACATATTGGGTTCATTGTTTGTATTGGTGTTAGTATAAATCCATACCAACTCCAATTTGTACAATATTCCGCATATGCGTGCGCGGCTAAATAATGTAATGATATCCATGATAAATATACTATTATTGGTTTATATAAATCTTCCGATATTGAGCTTACTACGTAACCTATCATTAACTTTTATAATAAAATATATTTATATCTAATTTTATAAATATATTCTATATGGAAAATTATATGCGTGTTAATTTTAATAATAATACTATTCTTAATATTAATGATACATATTTAATACATTTCATAAGAGATAATATGCTTATTAATGCAAAATTAATATTTCAAAGTAACCAGGATATTACATTTAGAAGTTATCATAAAACTTATATTACTGACTATATAGATCCTAATGAAGTCATTTGGCAAGATTACCCATTTGATATTATTATTAATAATCATTTATTCATTAATGAACATGTTATATTATATACTACCAATGATAATAATAATAATGATAATGATAATAATGCACAAGTAAATTCTCTATTGCCCATTCATAATATACCTAGATCTAATATACCTAGACCTAATATACCTAGATCTAATATACCTAGAACTCAGGGTGGAAAATATAAAAGAAGAAAATCATCCAAGAGAAAAAGAAGAAAATCATCCAAGAGAAAAAGAAGAAAATCTCTCAAACGATCAAAATAAATACTCACTTGATTTTTCTGTCTTATTTTTCTTCTTTGGTTTTTTCTTGATAGTTGAACTCTTTTTTTGTTTCTTTACATTGCTTGGTGTATATTTTAAAAACCACATTTCATATTCTTTACTTCCTGTTTTATCTTTTAGTTCTTTAAATTTTTCAGATTTTTCTGATCTAAGCTCTTCTAATGTTGGTTGTTTTCCATAACAGTTTATGGAAAATCTCTTCAAAATACCTTTTTGTGACAATCTATTTTTTGCTTCTACATCAAATAATAATTTAGCTAGACACAATAGCCTGTCTTTATTATAATACGGTAAATCTGTATACATAAATGCAAAATAAAATGTCAATATTGTATCTATTGTTGCTATTTTAAGTTTATCTTTTCCTATTTTTACTACATTATAACTATGACATGCTATTGGCTTATAATAAAATACAATTGGTACATTATTTACTTTTACTATACAATGCTCTGGTATAATTTCACCTATCCCTTTTATTTTTTCTATTGTTACATTTTTTATATCTAATTCTCTTCTTAATCTCTCTGCATTTAGTGATGGATTATCTGACAATACATCAAAATCTGGTACCTTTTTCACACAAGGGTTTTTTGTATCCATATATTTTGAATATAATGATGATGCAAATCCACCAAAAAATACTACATCTTGTTTTGATAATACTCCTTTTACTAATTCATAAATATTCTCTTTAGATTTTACCAAACTATTTATGTTTCTTTGATATTCTGTCTCTGAACAACATTTTTTAAATTTTATTGGGTAATATTGACTTAATAAAATTAATCTCTTAAGTATTTTTTCCCATCTTGATGTATCACCCATTGGTCTTGATAATTCTAAATACATATTCATTCTTAAATAATTAGGAGGACAATAATAAATACCTGATATTACTACTGCTTCTTTTTTTAAATTATCAAATATTTCTTTTTGTAAGTATGTTATATCTGCTATTGGAATAAAATTTACATACACTTTAAATGTACCATAATGAACTCCTGATTTCGCTTCTACCTCTTTGTAACCCTTCTTATAATACACATCTGTTAATTCTTTTGCATCATTTAACGCATTTGATGAGTAAAAATCATAATCTGGTATATCTACTTCACGATCATAAAATTGTGCTTGTTCTGGTAAAATATTATTAATTGCTGTTCCTCCATAACATATTAATTTTTTTTTCTTTAAAAAATCTTCTAAAATTTTTATTATACTATCTATATCATCTGTTCTTACTAATTGTTCTTTTTTTATTGCATCACTATCATCTACTGCTTTTCTTAATATTGCTAATTCACATTCACGATAACTCATTTTATTATTACACAATTCTGAGTCATATTTATTAACATTTTTATTCTTTTTATAACCCATTATATAAAATAACAATAAAAAAAGATTACAAATTAATTATTAATAAAACAAATTTAAATTTCTACTCTCTCAATACCCATCATAGTAATTCCTTTAGGATTTGCTGCTCCCAATTTTAGTACGTCTCCTTCTGTTTGAATATCTCTAGTGATTTCTTTCTTTTCTAGCATACCTGTCTTTACCATAGATAGATATGTTGAATCGTTAGTCTTCTCTACTAGATAGTCTATTAGATTGATACGCTGACTCTTAGTCAAATCTGGAATACAGTTAATTAGGTCCATATTACGTTGTTCTACTAGATATCTCTTCTGCTCTACTGTTAGATTATCCCGTTTTTTCTTATCATTTTCCAACTTTTCTTCTCTAATAGCCTTCTTCTCTTCCTTCTTCTTCTCTTTGGCTTCCTCTTTTTTTGTTCTTTTTTCCTCTTTCTTTACCATCTTAGGATGGTTCTTAAAACATTTCATAAGTATTTTCTTACTTTCCTTATCAAGATAAACTTTAATTACCTTAGGAGCCTTATTGTAAGCACGTTTAGTGGTGGTTGCGATTGGGGATGACATTTTATAATTCACTTTAATTAGTTAGTTTTTTGATATTGCATGAAATTTTATACATGAATCAATTTTATGCAATTAATTAATTTTTTTATCTCTAAATCCATTATTTAGTTTTTTCTTCTCCTTCTTGTATTTCTTTTCTTGGACCTTTTCTTTGATGTTTTTCTCTTACTTTTTCTTTGTTTTCCTCCTTTTGGTGAGTCAATATCCATTAATGCTTTTTGTATCGGTAGTGGTGGTAACCTTTCTGGTGAATTAGGCAGTGATCGTATTTTTGGGCTTGATTTTGGGATTGGACTTTCAATACCATATTTTATATAATTATATGGTGCAACACCATCATCATCTCGTATTGGACTATTAACTGGTGTTTTTAGTGCATCATTTAATGATGCTAACATTAGTTCTTCTTCTTCTTCTTCCTTTTGTCTTTTAACTATTTCTTCTTGTGCTTTAATTTGACTTCTCATTTTTTCAACGGTCAAATCATCCGGTATAGCAGCAACTGGATATCTTAGATTTTGTCCTATATTTAATTCTCTCATATCTTCTGCTTCTTCTTCTTCATGTTTACGTTTTAATTCTTCTATAGCTGCAGCATTGTCTTCTTCATGTTTTTGTTTTAATGTATTGCGATAGTTTTTTTCTTTATCCTTCTTCGCTCTCAATGTTAATGGTTGTTTTCTACGCGTTTCTCTACTTGTATCTCTTCTATTTTTTTGTCTAATTCTATCTGTTTTCTTGCCTTTATTTGATTTATCTTTAACCATTATATAATATAATTATATTATTTATTACATAAAAAATTATGTTTATAGATAAATAAAAATATTCCTAATATAGTATCCATTATTAATGGGATCCACGCTTTTCTATTTTTTTGTAATAGATATATAGACGCAGCTAAATATAATAAGCCGTGAATAATACGATATTCTCTCCACCATGTAACACCTCCTGCTTCTGGGGCATTAAGACGACCATTTGTAAAATATAAATAAATAAATGATAAGGATATAAGTAATGTAATGTAACCAAAATAAACTAACCAATTATCAGGTAAATATAATGGTAAAATAGATAAAATAAATCTAGAAGGAATGCATGCAAGTAAGAAATAGAATTGACTATTAGATAACATTATATATAATATATATAATTTTATTTAACTAGGAGGTAGTGGTGCTAAACATAGCTTTATGCTACCGAGTGATGCTACATCATATTTAACAATTAATGGTAAATCATTACCAATATACATTTCTAAATGACTGCATAATGGAGTACATTTAATAAAATGACTTAAACTCTTAAGAGAAAATTCACCTTGAATAACAACAGATTCTTCCGGTTTAGAAACAAATTCCATATTTCCTCCAGATTGAGATCTATAAATTTTAGAACTAGCAAAAGCTCCTTCACAGGAGAATATTAATTCATTACCAGCAGATTTAATTTCAATACGATCAGATATTCCATTCAAATCTCTAATAATTTTTTGAAAATCACTTGTAGGTAGATTAATGATAGCAGAATATTCAACATCTGGAACAACCATTTCTTCTGTATCAGGTTCTATTAATCTTAATTTTTGACTATAACATTGTTTAATGTCACCATTATCATATTGTAATCCAAGATGAGATACAATTCCATCATGATAATCCGATTTTTCTATGTACATAGATAATGTATCGTCGTTAGACATAGTAGAAATAACTTTAAATAAATGTAAAGTATTAGCACAAACAATAATTTTATTAGGAATACAATTAAATAACTCAAATCTTCTTGAATCTAATACAACATTAACAAGTATTGTATGTGTTTTATCAAAATTAATAATTTTCATACCATTTTCATTAAATGTAATAGTAGCATCAGTTAAGATATCTTTAATTGCTGTTATCATATTTCTAATAGGCTGTATTTGAACAGTTTTAATAGTCAAAACATTATTCTGTTCGTTCATAATATAACTTTATAGGTAACTTTTTGTTTATATAGGTGTTTATATTAATTATTTTATGAAAAAATAATTATATTAAAATGTTAAAAAAATATATAATTATGCATACTAGAACTATATTCAAAAATATGTTAGAAATTTTAAATGAAAAAGAAAAACAAGGTCTAGATATTTATAAATTTCAAGAAATAAAAATAAATAATATCACTTGCTTACTTGAAATTCATATGAAAAAGAAAATTTTTCTAGTAAAATGTAAGAATGTATTTGTATTATTTGATAATAATTATAAATCAAGATATATATTGAATCATAAAACATACCATAATTTAGAAGAATTATTATTTTATATTAATGAGATTCACGACTGTATTATTTATAATGGATTATTATTAAGAAGTAATGAAAAAAAAAGGTTAATTACAGAAAACAAATTTTTAAAAAGACCTATTACTAATTGTAGTGTATGTTATGAAGAAACGAATGAACTTACAAATTGTAATCATATATTATGCATATCCTGTAGAGAAACCATACTTATTAGTGATAATATTAATAATAAAAAATGCCCTATATGTAGAAATAGTTCTTCTATTGAATTTATTAAATTCAAAGATGCTGAAATATATAATAATATTCATCCCGAATTAAATATAATAAACAATGAAGAAATTTTAGAAAATACATTTGATAATAGATATCTTAATTCTAATCAACGTATAACAAATGATATGTCTCCTGTTTTACAAATGTTATTAGTAAGAGAAATTATAAATAGTCGTGTCACTTATCCAACACTTATAATATATTCATATTATAGACTTTTATATAATAATAAATGGACTATATCATTTACAATTGCATCAAGCATACTATTATATTTTCAAATAAGAAGTAATCTAAATCTATATAATCACTTAGATAGTTTTAATGAAGAGCAAAAATAATAATAAACATTTATTAGATGAAATACTTATTTAAAAATAACTTATTTATATTTATAATGTTTTTACCATTAGTTTTCTTGTTTTTATCATCATTATTTTCTAATAAAAAAAATAAAATATTTAAATGTGACGAATATTATGAGTTTGATAAAATTATACCATATGACCAATATGAATCTATTTATGAATATTACAAACTTCTTACAAATAATACTAGTGATGAAAAAATTATTACCAATCAAGATATTACTACAAAAGAAATCGCTACTAAATACGGTGCTTATAATAGACAATTCAAACCTAGAGATGATCTTCCTGAAAAAGATAGAAAAAAGAAGAAAAAAAATAAAAAATTAAACCCTGCAAAATTTATAAAAAGATTAAAGAAAAATAAAGACATTGATAAAGACGATAAACCACTTATTTTTGTTGTTTCTCCTCAACAACTTATGATTTATAAAGCATATAATAAAACTATGAGTGAAAGTAGAGAAAAAAGAATTGCTGATTCTAATAAAAATAATACAACTCCCCATAGTAATGATAATTCTTCTTTACCAAAAGACTGGAATGATGACAATTACTATTCTTCATTTTATTAAAAATATACAAATAAATTATTTAAATACAATTTTATTAAATAATTTATAATGAATCGTAGTTATGCTATTGGAATACCAAAGATACCTGATATTATTGTTTGTGTTCCCGGTAATACATTTACAGATAATTTTTTAGTATCATGGACAGAAACTATAACAAAACTTAGTTGTAAATACAATATTAAATTTTCTAATAGATTTTCTTCACAAGTTAATTTTGCTAGAACAATGTGTTTAGGTGCTGATGTTTTAAGAGGTCCTAATCAAAAACCATTTAATGGTAAAATTAAATATGATGCTATTATTTGGTTAGATAGTGATATGGTTTATACACCTGATATGGTTGATAAATTAATACATATGACTTTAAATAATTATAAAGTTTGTTCTGGAATATATGCTATGGATGGAGGAACACATTTTTGTTGTGTAAAAGATTGGAATGAAGACTATTATAAAAAAAATGGAAGTTTTCAATTTTTAAGTATAAAGGATGGTGAAGAACTTATTAAAAATAATAGAAATGTACAAAATTGTGCTTATGTCGGTATGGGATGTATGGGTATTCGTTATGGAGTTCTTGAAGATGAGCGTTTAAAATATCCATGGTTTTTTAGAAATATTGCTATTATTGATGAAAATGTTATTGATGGTACTAGTGAAGATGTCAGTTTTATTAGAAATATGATTGATTCCGGTATTATTGATAGTGTTGCTGTTGATTTATCCCTTAGATTTGGTCACGAAAAAAGAATTATTTATTAAATACTTTTTTTAAACTAGACAGAAATTATTTAAAAAAAATATTTAAAAAAATCATTTTATATAGATATATAATGAATTATCGTTTTGGACCAAATAAACCTAATTTCACCGGAAGTAATGAAGAATGGAATAAACTAAAAGAGGAAATTGCTTGGTGGAATGAAGATACATCTATTTATCCTTCTGTTACTGTAATATGCCCTCATTGTGGAGCAAAAAATATACACACAGATGATGATACAGGTAGTAGTCATCGTGAATGCGATTTAACAATTGATAGAAAGGGTAAAAAAATAATGTATGATTGTCCTGGTTACTATATAGCCAGATATATCAATACACCAAGATAGTGTTATTTTAATTCTTCAAGGGTTTAAATACATTTATATACAAAACCTGTAATTAATATTGTACCAAACATTTGTATTGCTTGAAATGCACTTATTAAAAACAAATCTATTTCCCCTGTTGTTGGATCTAATATTTTTTTTCTTGGATATCCTCTATCTATAAAAGAAAATAACATTAAATCTTTCGTTAATCCTCTTATATATTCTTCTTCACCTATAAATTCTATTATTATATTATCTATATTTATTAAAAATTCCCCAGTTAAACAATTCAAAATTAAATCTGTTACATTACTTAATTCTATAAATAATGTATATGTAAATACTGGTATTATACATAAACATATTGAATTTATTATCATTGTTAATCTTAAATAAAATGGACTTGTTATTATTGATGAATTCCCATATTGCCATACTGTTTTAGTTAGTGAACTCCAAAATGAATTCATTCTCGCGTATAATACTAAATAATAAGTTACTGCAAAAAATTTATTCAAAATTGATGAATTATTTGGACAATATTCATTTTTATCAATTAAATAATAATTATATACATAATATGATGGACCTATTACTTGTGCAAAAAAACAACATAAACCATATATATAATACCATCCTGTTGACTCTAAAAAACTTAATGAATTTATTATTAATCTCCATTTATATTCGTTTGAAAATTCACATAAATTCCAAAATTCTCTTGTGTAATTACTCGGAAATTCATGAAATCCTAATAATATATAAATATCTGGTGTTTGTAATTCAAATCCTTCATTATTTACTACTTCTTTTTCGTAATCTTCTAATCCTTTCTCCAGTATTTTAAATATATTTTCATTTAATAATTCTTCATATATTTTTTCATTATCGTATATTTGATAAAATAAATCTTCTTTTCTTATATACTTTCTTACTCTTTTATCATCAGCGTCAAATATATAAGCCTGAACATCTTCTATGTAATTTAATAATTTTTTTGTTAATTTTGAATTCTCTTTACATATTGATGTACCTGATAATATCTTCATTTTATCTAATAATTTATTTTTTATATCATAATATCCTATATTTTCAAAGATTTTGTAATATTCATCCTCATCTTCGTTATCCTCTAATTCTACCATTATTTTTTCAAAATCTGTTATTTTTTCATAAATTTTAACTAGATCATATTCTCGCGTTCTCTTTTTTTTTAACCATTCAAACTTATTCCCCTCAACCACAGACAATATTTCTCTACCATATTTCCATATTGTTAAATTGTCATCAATTTCATGATCCGTATCACTACTTACTTCAAATTCATTACTTAATTTTATATTATCATTATATATATAATAATCAAACATAAAGTTCAAATCATCATCTTTTAATTCTTCTAACATAAAGCCGTGTAGGTAATCCCCCATTTTACCTTTTGCTATAATAGGTACTGCTTCGTCATAATCTCCCCAATTATCTGTATATCCTACATAAAATCTTTTTTTTAGTATTTCTTTCCCTTTATGTGTAAAATTCCCAACCTTCAATGACAAAGTTGTGGGATAATTTATTGTTATTAAATTATCTCGTATATTCGGATTATATTTTAAATATCTTTTTAATACTATTATTGGATTTTTTATATCTATACTATTAATATTATCTATATAATAATCATTAAAATATATATATGGATTCAATCCTAGATTTAAATATAAAGTATAAATCACACTATATCTCTCTTCTGGTTGTCTAGGTCGTAGGACCATAGGAAGTCGCATCATATGTTCGGGTAGTCTAGAATTTTCTGTATTAGGGTCACATATTTGTAATACTGGAATACGACTTAATGTTATCCCTCTTAATGATAATTTCTCTTCTCTTATTTTATGTATATTAGATAAAAACCGCATCAACATTGCATCTCCTAATCTAGTTATTTTATAATTTTTATATTTATCAGGAACATTTATTATTATCTCATCTTGATCGTCTTTTTCATTTAAATATAATTCACTATCCATATATACATATTTTTTTGGACGACGACGAGGTGGAATTCCACGACGTATACCTCTAAATTGTTCTTCTATTACAAGTTCTCTTGATTTTAACGCAGATTTATTACTAGTTTCCACTTTTTCTACTATTTCATTTAATATTTCCTTTATTGTACATTTCTCTTCCATAATATTTTATATTAAGAAAATTAATATAAAAATAATACTTATATATTATATAAATGGATTGGAATAAAATTACTGATGCACCACTATTCTCAAAATGTGTTGATAATACTCAAGTTGAAGCTAAAATTGTATCCGTATATGATGGTGATACTGTAAAAGCGGTTTTCCCCCTTAATGGTGTTCTATATAAATGGAACTGCCGTCTTACCGGTATTGATACCCCTGAAATTAGAACATCCGATAAATTACAAAAAAAATTTGGTTACGAAGTTCGTGATAAATTAAGAGATAAAATTCTTAATAAAGTTGTCACCCTCAAATGTCAAGACCTTGATAAATATGGTCGTTTATTAACCCAAATACATATTGGTGATACTTGTATTAATCAATGGTTAATTGACCAAGGTTACGCCTTCGCTTATCATGGCGGCACTAAACAATCATGGACTTCTTTCCTTTTAAATAAAGAACTATCCAAATAAAATCATTAATATTAATAAAATATCTTATTAATATCTTATTAATATTTTCTTTAAGTATTTTCGATAAATATTATATTTCAAAAAAAAATAATAGCTGGACTTTTTTTTTTTTGGACATTTTTAAAATGTCCAATTCTGAAAAATAGAGAAAAGAATTTTTTTCGAGTTTTCTGAAATTTCATTTTCACTCGTATAAGCTGTAACTACAAAAATTATATAAATTATTTTGTTACTGAACTTTTTTTTATTCGTTTTTTTCTCCCGATTTTTTTGTCAACAGTATTTAGAGAAAATGTTGACAAACGTTGACAAAAAATCGCCAAAACTCCTACATAAATTCTATTGTAAATATTGTGACTATGGATGTAGCAAAGAAAGTGATTATAATAAACATTTACTGACACGAAAACATAATCGGTTGACAACTGTTGACAAAAACTCGCCAAAACTCGCCAAAGCAAATTACGAGTGTGAATGTGGAAAAGAATATAAATCACGACAAGGATTGCAGCAACATAAGAAGAAATGTAAATATCTAGAAAAAGAAGCAAACAATGATAATGAACCAAGTTATAAAGATTTATTAATACAAGCTATGAAACAGATGCAAGAACAACAAACACAGATACAAGAACAAAATAAAGAAATGTCAGAAATGAGAAAACAAATGACAGATATTATACCATTAATAGGCAATAATAATAATAATACAACAAATAATAATAATAATTTCAATCTACAATTTTTCTTGAATGATACATGCAAAGATGCATTAAATATAACAGATTTTTTGAATTCATTACAAATACAACTAAAAGATTTAGAATATACAATCGATAATGGTCATGTTAAAGGAATAACAAATATATTTAAGACAGCATTATGTAATATGGAGGAAACAAAACGACCAATGCATTGTACAGATTTGAAAAGAGAAGTTTTATATATAAAAGATAACAATGAATGGCATAAAGATGAGAATAAAGAATTAATGAAATCGGTAGTAACAAAAGTAGTAGATAAAAATATAAGTAATCAAGATGAATGGATGGATAATCATCCGGATATATTAACACCAGGTTCAAGAGATTCAAATAGGTATGTAAAAATGATGGATGCAAGTCTAGGAGAAGGAACAGATACAGAACAAAATAAGATAATGAAGAATATAATGAAAGATGTAACTATTGACAGATAAATTACAAATAATATATATCTTCAGATAAATATTATTACTGTTTTCTTCTTGTCTTTCTTTTATTACTCTTTTTTAATGTAGATTTTTTCATTTTCATTTTCATTTTCATTTTCATTTTTCTTGTTCCTCCTATTCGTCTTTTTCTTCTTGTTCCTCCTTTACCTTTTTTACTTTTACCTTTTGCACGTTTTGCAAGCTTTTTCTCTTCTTTTATTTTATCATATTTATGACATTTGTACATTAATCTAAGACCTTTTGCTACCATTACTTTCATTATATCTTCTTTATTATACAAGTCTGTCGGAATACTTGTTATTTCCATGTAAGTTTTTCTAATTGACCCTCCTTCACCATTTTCACCTGAGAATGTTCTCATCATACCAAAACGTTTTTCTAGATTATCTTTGATAAGTTTTTTTTTAAGATTTATATCTCGTGTTTCTGATATAGACGTTGCTTCTGCTATATCTATAGCATCCATTCCTTTTCCATTTGTTCCTTTCCATCTTTTTTCTATATCGTTTAAATATTTTCTCAATTCTTTTATATCTTCTATATCTCTATTTGATTTAACTTGATTACATATATGATGTGCGTATGAAAATTCAAATAACCAATATTTGATAACTTCAAACACCCAATTAAATACTTTATCATCCACTTCTGCTCTAAGTTTATGTTTATTCTTACAATGTGTTTTAAAATATTGTTTTAACTGCTCAAATAAAAAATTTATTGTATCGCTGTCAAATAAATTTTCTTCATTTATGGCTATATATAATGGTTTCATTACATCATATGGTACTACCGCATCCTGACCTATAAAATCTTTCCATAATTTTAAATAATTATCTCCATCTTTATGTTTATAACATTTTAATAAATAATATACAGGTGCTTGTGTATATGCTGTTATACAAGGCATTGTATGTTCCATTTCAGAACAGCTTCGATCACCTTTACTACCCCATGTTACTTTTTCAGAAAATGGAACCAAATATTGTTTGCATATATAGCATTTAACTGGTAATGCATCTTCTGTATCTTTTATATATTCACCATTAAGATCAGATTGTGCTGAAGCGTAATTAAACACCCACGGCCCCCATATATCTGAAAATTGCGTTTTTTCACTAATTCTTAATGAAGCTGAATCTCTAGCTTCCTTTGAAGTAGCATATTGATAATGTGCAGTAGTTGGTCGTAATCTACATGTTTCATACAATACATTTCTATAGTAATCTGGAGATTCTCTCGATTTAGCACTTATTAAACTTTCAATCCCAGTTCTTAAATTACTGTGACTATTTACAACCTCCAATAATATTTCGGAAGGTACAGTAGAAAATTGGGAATTAGCACTAAATACACTAGCACTAGTTTGTCCATAATTTTTATCGTAGATTACTCTTTTTGGTAAATCTGTTTTTTGGGGTTCTTTTTTTTGGGGTTCTTTTTTTTGGGGTTCTTTTTTTTCGGGTTCTTTTTTAACTCTACTGGATCTTCTTATACCTTTTTCTGCGACACCAACTCCTTCGTCTTCGTGTATATATTTTTTTTCTTCTTCTTTTGCTTCATCAATAGTAATACCAGATTTAGTACCTATTATAACTTTATTTCCTTCATTATTTACAGGGGGGTTTATATTTTTATTCATATACTTAGCACCAAGCTCACTTGCTAATAGTTCAAGCTCACTAGGTAAATTTTCAAGATCTGCAATATTTGGTGTTCCATCTCCTTCATAAATTACTTGTTTATCAGATTCATCCACTGTTTGAACAACTGTACTCTTTTCTTCTTCGCTTAATTTTTCATATACAGTAACCAAGACATCATCGCTCAATTCATCCACATCTTTACCCATTGTCTCTTTTGATGAAGATAATTCCACAATTACCTTATTCAAAAGGTCAGCATCTTTCTTTGCTAATATGTTTGCTTGGTTTTGTGGTTCAGAAAAAGTTGCATCGAAACCCTGATATTGCAGTACGGATGCCTGAATAGATTCTTCTTCTTTAGAGTTTGCTTTAGCTTTAGCTTTAGGTTTCATATTGTTTAATATTTTATCTGCCATTTCTCTTGTTTTTTCACTACGATCATGAAACACGTATGCAGCGAATAAATGATTTTTATCACTATGTTCAAGATCATCCAACTCTATTTGTTTAATATAATTTAGATCTACTTTTAATACATTAGTTATATAAGACTCCATATGTATTACCATATAATGTTTTAACATTTGTTCATCATCATCATCCTCATCTATTTGATAATTATTTTTGTGTAAAAAGTTTTGAAGACTTCTCTTATAACTATTATAGGCATTTTCGTATAAACCATTATAAGTAAGAATTCTTTCTGCACGATCTTGTATATTACCCTGATGTTTTACGGATTTGGCTACCCTTATGTTTTGTTCGGTGGTAGTCATTTCCTCAAATAGATTCTCGGGACTTTCTTCCACGAACCTACGACCTTGCATATATGGCGGTTTGTGGTCAGTGAAATTCCTTGTAGCTTTAGCTTTAATACCTTGATTTACAGGTGTCGTTTCTTTTTTTGATTCTGTTCTTACTGTTGGTCCTAGTGCTGAACTTGATGATGATGCTGAACTTGATGATGATGCTGAACTTGATGCTAGTGCTGAACTTGATGCTAGTGCTGAACTTGATGTTGTACCAGTAAATTGGTCCCACAATTTAGGACCTGTAGAAGCGTTCGACCTTCTAAGAGAAGTTCTTTGTCTTTTTTGTGATTTATCATTAGGATTAGACATTTAATAATAATATATAAATTATTACTAGATATTATTATTATTTTTTTCTTGTATTACTTTTTTTATGTTTTCTCTTATTAGTTTTATTCTTTTTCTTTAAAATTTTCTTTAATTTTTTAGTTTTTTTCTTGCCTCCTTTATTCTTTGATTTTTTTTGAGGTAATTCTAATTGTGGAAAAGGCATAGGTCTATAGCCAGGATAGGGGGCTTTGGGTGGTTTAGGTTCATCAACAGGAGTATTAGGGGTAAGTGGTGAAATAGGGGGACCATTTTTTATATTTCTAGGAGGTGTGCTAGGAGTTAGAGTAGAAATATCCATGTTAGAATTAGTTAATGAAGACATATCATCAAGTTCTGGTGATTTATGTGTATCTTCTTCATCGAAAGTTGTTTTGGGGTATCCGTGAGGGTTTTTACGTTTCATGATATATAATAATATAACAAAAAAATTATAGAATTTTGTAACCTTGGCCAACTTTAACTAACATACCGATACGTTTAGGTTGTAATTGTCCATTACTAGCAACAGCATCATTGAAACTATCTAAATCATAAACTTCGTTAGTAAGAGGATTAAGAGCATATGTATTGTCACCCCATTCAAGTTCTTGTGCTTCCCAATCAATAATTCTTTGATTTAATAATCTATCATCCTTTTTATCATTTCTAAATGATGGATAAGAAGAATATTGATTACTAGAAACTTTACCATAACCGTAACAGACAACATCACTATCTTTAGAAGAATATAACTCACAATCAATAGCAGTAGCTTTAATAGAATGTAGTATTTGTTTATTAATAGTATTTTTAATAGTAGAGATCTCAAATAAAGACTGGTCGGTAGTAACGGGAGTAATATTATCTAATCTACTTCTATCTCTATCGCGGAGTTCAATATTTTTATTACTAGTTTTTTGTTCATCACTTAATACGGATAAATATAAATATACTTTTACATTTCTAAGTTCTTGAGGAAGTAATTTATGACTACAAATACGGCGTGCTCTACCGACAACTTGTTCAATTCTAACCATGTGCCAATAAGGTTCAACAATGTGTACAAATCGTGTATTAGTTAAACTAATACCTTCGGCACCGGAAGAAGTAATCATAAAGACTTTAATAATATCACCATAATAATTATTTTCACCTCTTAATACTAATTTAGAAACAATATTAGAAGGGACAGTACTCCAATCACTGTTATAAATATTTCTAATAATTTCTTTAACTTCAGGGGTTTCAGTACCAGTATATAATACAAAACGAGGTTTTCCAGCATCAATATCTAATTCATCGATATCAAAACCATCAGTAGTTTTCTTAATTTTAAATTCAGCAAAACCATTGGCTAATAAAATAAGCCTTAATATACCAATACCTTCAATAGTTCTAAATTGACTGTATAGTAAATGTAATCCTTTATTATCAGTGTTAGTAATATTTTCAATAACACGTGCAAACTTAGGACTATAAGCATCAAGTTTATCCAAAGATAAAAATTCACTATTACCATTATCATCATTTTTACTTAATAGTTGTAATGTTTGTTCAATTTGTTTATTATATGAAATAATTTCTTCAGTATCTTGTAGTTTATCATCTTCATCAATAAGAGCATCAGTAGTTATTTTATCTTTAATAGTAATACCGTTAATATCATCTTCAGTAAGGTCTTTACCTTTTTTAGGAGGTTGTGGGCGTTCAATGGTATCAGGGAAAGCGAAATTACATGCAGCACGAGAGAATATTTTATATGTGGAAGAAATAGTGAACATATCTTTATCAAGTTTTTTGAATTTACGTTGGTTTCTCTCTTTATCAGCTTCAATTTTTCTAATTTTTTCATAGACAGAGAATTGATGCTGAGACATTTCACATCTAATAATATGATATTCCTCATTATCATTGGTTTTAACAAGAGCAGGTAATAATGTTTCTTGGGCGCTTCTAAAATAAGAAGTTAAACCTAATATTCTTTTTTGGAATAAATCAGTATTTTTTAAACTACCAGTATCTTCATCAATAAAGAAATCATTAAATTCATTGGAGTCATCGGGTAAAGCAGTTTCATTATCAATACGAATATTACCTTCTTGAACGCTAATATTATTTTTCTTAAGGATCTTAATAATAGTAGCAACAAAATCACCATCACTAACATTACCAGTAGGGTCTAATTTAACACCATTATATTTATTAAATAATTCATCATTATCACCGCCATTAAGCTTTCTAGTTTTGTTTTTTCCACCTTTCTTATTTTTTTGTGTTCCTTTTAAAACACCTCTTTTTTTTGTATTTATAAATCCATAAGGATTCCTAGTAATAATAAGTCTATTATCTTTATAATCGATAAAATCAAATAATTTAAAATTAGCTTTATCAAAAATCTTACGTATTTCTTGTGAATTAATTTTTTTTGAAGTAGAATTAACAGAAAAAGTAAAGGTTTTAATATAACCTCTCAAAATATTAAATAAAACACCAATTTCATTAGGATAATTAATAATAGGTGTTCCAGTTAAAAGGACAACTCTACAATTAGTAGCATCTAATAAATAATGGTATAATTCATAACCAATAGAAGAAGGGTCTTTAATTTTATTTACAACCCTACTTACAAAGTTATGAGCTTCATCAATAATAACAACACTATTATCAAAGAGATTACGTTTGTCTTTAGTATATTCTTTTAATTGTCTTTTGTTAATTCCATTATAATTAATACTAGTGTATTTCGCTTTAATCATTTCATTTAATTGTAGATCAATATTTTTTTGATCATTAGTAGATAATTTATCAAAATTAGGTTCATTCTTAATATTAACTAACCATGCACCACTATTATTTTTAATATAATCAGTAGATAAATTAAGAGCTTGAGATAAAATATTAATGTATTCAGTTTTTCCTTCTATGTTTATAAATTCCCAAAATTGTTTCTTTTTATATAATTCGTCACCACATTTTTTTAATTCACTATAAAAATTCATTTTAAGAGAGGCAGGGGTCATAATCCAAACATGTCTATCAGATTTCATACCTTCAGCTAATGCAATAGAAGAACATGTTTTACCAGAACCAAGACCATGATATAATAATAAACCTCTATAAGGGGAATATAAATTAAGATAATCTTTAATAACCTTTTGATGTGTTAATAATTCAAATTTAGGATTACTATCACCATTATCTAGGGTTTCACAAGTAACTTTTTGTTTATCTTTTTTAACATCATCGTAATATTTTCTAAATAATTCATTAACTTTATTAATAAAGATTTTACGATTATTTAGATAATAACTAGATACATTAACTGCATATTTTTCAAATTTAGGCATTCTATCAATAATTTTAACATCGTTTATTTTAACATCAGATATATCTTGATTTTGAATGATTATATTTTGATCTTCTTTTTTCTTTCTACCACGTTTCTTTTTAGGAGCTTGGTCTTGTTGTGGCTCTTGTATTTGTAATGGAACTTGTTGTTTAGGTTTAACAGAAAAAGCAGAAAGATTATCTTGTATTGGAGGTTCGGGAGCAGGTTCTATTGGAGGTTCGGGAGCAGGTTCTGTTGGAGGTTCAGGAGCAGGTTCTGTTGGAGGTTCAGGAGCAGGTTCTGTTGGAGGTTCAGGAATATGTTCAGTAGAAGTTTTGGGTTCTTCAATATCAATAGGCATAACAGGTTTTTTAGATTTAATTTCTCTAACAACAGGGACAACAAAGGCCTTATTTTGTTTAAGTTTTTCAAGAATTTCATTTCTGTTAAGTTGATAATCATTTCTTTTATCAATAATTTTAACAATAGGTTCTATTTTTTCTTCTTGATTTTCTTGTTTATTTTTATCATCTTTTTTAAAATTAACAATAATTTCCTTTTTCTTTTGAGGAATAGGTCTTTTTCTTAATTGTTCTCTAGAAAATGATATATTCATTATTATATAAATTATATATATAATAATTTAAATAGTTTATAGTTGCAATAATAAATTAAAAATTAGTTAAACTTTCAATGGCTTCATAACAAGAGATTTGTTCAGCTTTTTTCTTAATTTTATGAATACCTTGACCTAAAAATATAAATGCTTTTTTATTTTCACTCATATATTGATGTATATCAGCGTAAGAATTAAAATCAGTAATAGTAGTAGAATTAAAATGTTTAAGTTCAAAAGGGCTTTGACCTAAACATAGATAAACACCCATATGATATCCAGTATCTTGATTATATTCTTCAATTTCCATATAATGAGGAGTAACTTTGAACTCTTTTTGTATTTTGACTTGTAGTATATTCTTATAATTATCATCATTTTTAATAAGTTCCATCCAATTGACATGTTTTTCAAAGATATTTTCTACAAAAATTTGGACCATTTGAAATCCTGGACCAGTAGAAAATAAACTACCAAACCAACCATTTTCATCTTTAATTTCAGTTTTATTGAAATCCAAAAATAATGCTCCAATAAAAGCTTCAAATAAACATCCTAATTTTTTTAAGTTAGTTCTAGTTTGTTTACTTTCAGTATGTTTAGATAAAATAAGCCATTTATGTAGCCCCATTTCATATGCAATTTTACCGATAGATTCATTTTTAACCAAAACAATTTTTTTTTCGGTCATAAAACCTTCATTTTCCTTAGGGAAACGCTTATATAAATAATATTTTGTAATACATTCCAATACACCATCACCGACAAATTCAAGACGTTCATTAGATTTAGTATGTAATGGTAAGCAGTTATCGGGTTTATCAACAATAATAATATTATTATTTTTGTTTTCTTCATCAGGTCTTCTAACATACGATTTATGAATAAAAGCACGTTTGTAAAGTGTGAAATTTTTAATTTTATAATTTACACCATACTTTTTAAGAATATTAGTAATATCATTTTCAGCTATTTCTACATTTAGGGGATTAAATGGATCAAAAATATATGTTTCAATACCATTAGAATCTTTTTCAACACGGATATCTTCATCTGCATTCATATTATTAGATAACATTAATAATATGAATCTTTTATATATAATGCAATAAACCTTTTATATTGTTTTCATAAAACATTTAACGTAACAATCAAATTTATTATAAAATAAAATAAAATATTTAGTAAATATATAAAAATGGTTCTTTCTACCACTAAACGTACAAGTTCTATCTCAAGTATTGTAAATCGCCCTCAAGGAGGTGGACCTAAAAAGGCTGGATTCCCTTATATTGTAGGTCGTGAAGCATGGACATCAACACACTTTAACGAAAGAGGTACTGCACAATTCTTAGGAAAAGCAGGTGCAGGAGGCTCAGGTTTAGTATTCACAAAAAATCCTGATGTTAAACAATCAAGACCAACATGGGTAAGACCAGGTCCATTTAGCTATCCTCATTAAATATTATATATTTTATTGATTTAACAATATAATAATAGCATCATAGTTATTATTATGAATATTATTTTAGATAATCGAGAGAATTCTCTTATAGAATTATTTAGGGATTATGAAACAATTAATGTATCAGTTTCGCAATTAGCATTAGGTGATATAATTATTAAAAAAGATGAAAAGGATATAATACTAATTGAGAGAAAGACTTATGCAGATCTTCTTTCAAGTATAAAAGATTCAAGATTTAGCGAACAATCATACCGTCTATCAAATACAAGTGGTCTTAATACACACTCAATTATTTATATAATTGAAGGAAATATTACAGATTATCCAGATGCAGAGAAAAAAATTATATATAGTTCAATTGTTTCACTATATTACTATAAAGGTTTTAGTGTTTTTAGAACATTTAACACGAAAGAAACATATGAATATATAAAAAATTTAGCTGAAAAAATTTCAAGAGAATCTATTAAAAATACTCCTGATTATCTATCAATAAAACAACCAATAATAGATGTATCAGGAAATGAACTAACAGCATTAAATTATTGTAATGTTGTTAAAAAAGTAAAAAAAGATAATGTAGTTAAAGAGAATGTAGGTCAAATTATGTTATCACAAATACCAGGTATAAGTTCTACAAGTGCTATAGCAATTTTAGCAAATTTCGAAAATTTCTCTCAATTCATATTTAAAATAAATGAAGACAAAACATGTTTAGATAATATTACTACAGAATCTAATGGTAAAAAGAGAAAGTTAAGCAAAAATACAATAAAAAAAATAATAGATTATTTAACGTAATTGGTCTTGTGGAGGCTTAAATTGTGTAGGTACTTCAGGATTATAAGTATCGTTTGGTGTGAATAATCTAGGTTTAACAACTTCTCTATCTTTATATTTACCTGATTTAACAGCAGCTTGTGTATGATAATAACCACCCCAATTACTATCCATAGGATTATCACTAAATTGTCCGTTTATAGTGGAATCTCTTACATTATCTATTGATGTATATTGTCCTTGATGTAAATTATGTGAATCAAAACCAGGAAATTGGTTTTTATTATAATCACCATCACGTGTTGCATCTAAAGGTACAATAAATCCTTTTTCTTTTTCCATATTTTTATATAAATCATTTGATAACTGCATACCACCTTCTAATTCAAATGGGGATGGACGCATTCTATACTCCTCATTGCCTTGTGTATTTACTTCTTTTTGTAAAAATAATATAGGACATTTATTTCCCTTTGTTCTTTCTACTTCTAAATAATTTATATATTCATCTAAATTTTTAAATATTTTAGGGTTCACACCATTTTCTCTAGGTTTAGATGTATTTAATAATAATAATACATTACCTTCTTTAATTAACATATCAGGACATTCATCTGGATTATGAAAACTTTCTATTTCGTTTGGTTTTTGTTCTAATGACGTATTATTGCTATTTTGTATGATTGCTAATAATCCTATTACAAAAAAGAATATTAAAAATATGTTCAACATGTAATTCATAATTATATAAAATATGAAGATAATTTTATGAAAATATAAAAATCTATTAATAATATATATGCCAGTAAAAGAAGCTGGGTTAGTACATGCCGAATGGTGTGGTCATTGTCAAAAACTTAAACCTGATTGGGATACATTTACAGGAGGTTTGGAAGGAGGTAATTATAATGGTGTACCTATAAAAACATTAGAAGAAAGTCAAAATAAAGGTGATATTGAAGGTAAAGGTATTAATGTTGAAGGATTTCCTGCATTTTACTCAATTGGTGGTGATAATAAAGTAACAATGCATGATAGTGTAGGTAGAAATACAGAAGGTTTTAAAAGTTGGTTAAATAAATTAACAGGAGGAGAAGAGAAAACTGAGAAAAAAGAAGGATTTATGAGCGGTATATTTGGTGGAAAAAAATCCAAAAAATCAAAAAGAAAGACTGCTAAAAAAGGTAAAAAGGCAAAAAAGTCTAAAACATCAAAAAGAAAGACTGCTAAAAAAGGAAAGAAATCAAAAAGAACTAAAAGAAGAAGATAAATGATAATCTGTTTTTATAAAATTGAAAGTATATTTTATAAAAATATAAACACAAAATATTATACAAGAATATGAAGACAAGAAGAAAAATAAGTAAATCATTTCGTTTATTCGATTTTAAAGCGGATGATTGCAATGATATAAATGATCCAGATACAAATTTATACGCAATAGATAAACCATTCTATATAGAAATGTTTGGTATTAATGAAATAGGTAAAAGTTGTTCTATTTTAGTAACAGATTATAAACCATTCTTCTATGTAAAAGTAGATGAAAGATGGAATGCAGATGAAAGTAGAAAATTAATGCGTGAATTGAATCAGAAACTATCAGATGGTAAAAAAAAAGGTGTATTATCAGTAGAAATGGTAAAACATAATCAGTTATATGGGTTTACAGCTGGGGAAAAATCTAATTTTGTAAAAATAGAATTTGCAAATAAATGGACAATGAATAAAGTAAAAAATATGTGGTATAGTGGTAGTGGAGATGAAAGAATACGTAAGGGTTATAAATATAAAGCAGGATATAGAATTATAAATTTAGAATTATATGAAAGTAATATTCCACCATTGCTTCGTTTTCTACATGTTTTTGAAATAAGTCCATCAGGATGGGTATCAATACCATCAGATAAACAATTAACGGATTATACAAAATGTGATTTTGAATTTATATGTAAATTATCAGATATAACACCTTTACCAGAAAAGGAAACAGCGGTACCATATAAAATAATGAGTTTTGATATAGAAGCAGATAGTAGTCATGGAGATTTTCCAATGCCTGTAAAAAATTATAAAAAATTAGCAACTAATGTATGTGATATATTTATTAAAAAGAAATTAAGTAAAGATGAAGGAAAAAAAATATTCAAGAAAATAATAATAAAAGCATTTTATCCAAATGAAAAAATAATATCATTAAAAATGGATGTAGTAGATCAAGTATTTCCTAAGATAGAATATGATAAAAAAACAATAGAAAGTGTAATAGGTATAATTTTAAAAGATAATATTGATAATTTAACTATAAATAAGGATAATAGTGAAAAAATAAGTAGTTATTTTAATAATAAAGAAGATAGTGATGATGAAGATGAAAAAGAAAATATTAAAAATGTTGACGGAAAAATAAATGTAATAGATTTATTATGTAATGATAAAATTAACAGAGATACAAAAATTAATAAATTGACAGATATATTAACATGTAAATTTAATGAAAGAGGTCTAGAATTAAAAGGAGATCCAGTTACATTTATAGGTTCAACATTTATGAAATATGGGGATGAATTACCTTATTATAATCATTGTGTAGTATTAGGAGGATGTAGTGAAATAGAAAATGTAGATATAGAATGTTATGATACAGAAAAGGAATTATTACTAGGTTGGTCAAAATTAATGGAAAGAGAGAATCCAGATATAATAATAGGATATAACATATTTGGTTTTGATTATGAATTTATGTTTCAAAGAGCAATACAGAATAAATGTGAAGAAGAATTTCTAGAATTATCTAGAAAAAAAGGTGAAATATGTGCAAATATAAGTAGAGCAGGAAAAATAGAAAGTTTGGAAAATACAAAAATAGTTATAGCAAGTGGTGAATATGACTTAAAATACATTAATATGATAGGTAGATTACAAATTGATATGTATGCATATTTTAGACGTGATTTCAACTTACCATCATATAAATTAGATGATGTAGCAGGTCAATATATTAGTGATGATGTAAAACATATAGAATATCATGAAAACACAACATTATTATATACAAAAAATATAAAAGGTATTAATAAAAATGACTTTATTCATATAGAATTAGTAAGTTTTACAACAGATCATTATGATAATGGTAAAAAAATAAAGGTATTGGAAATATTAATGGATATAGAACATAATGATAAAAAATATAACGTATTAAAATTAGAAGGGGTTCATAAATTAGATACAGATAAGAAAATTAAATGGGGGATGGCAAAAGATGATGTAACACCACAAGATATATTTAGATTATCAAGAGGAAGTGATAGTGATAGAGCAATAGTAGCAAAATATTGTATTCAGGATTGTAACTTAGTACATCATCTTATGAATAAAATAGATGTAATAACAGGTTATATAGAGATGGCGAGTATTTGTAGTGTTCCAATAAGTTTTCTTGTATTTAGAGGACAAGGTATAAAACTAACTAGTTTCGTTGCAAAAAAATGTAGAGAAAAAGATACATTAATGCCTGACTTAGAAAAACCGAAAAATGCTAGTGGATATGAAGGAGCGATAGTATTACCACCTAAATGTGATATGTATATGGATAACCCAGTAGCTTGTGTGGATTATTCTTCATTATATCCTTCATCTATGATTAGTCAAAACTATTCTCATGATAGTAAAGTATGGACAAAAGAATTTGATATAGATGGAAATATTATAAAAATAACAGGAGAAAAAAATAAGAAAGGAGAGTTTATATATGATAATTTACCTAATTATGAATATATAGATATAGAGTTTGATATATTTGATTATAGAAGACCTAAAAATAATCCAGCAGCAAGGGCAGTAAAAACAAAAATAGGTAGAAAAATATGTAGATGGGCACAATTACCAGATAATCAAAAATCAATTATGCCTGCTATTCTAGAAGAATTATTATCAGCAAGAAAATCCACAAGAAAGAAAATAAAAACCGAAAAAGATCCATTTATGCAAAATATATTGGATAAAAGACAATTAGGTTATAAACTAACAGCAAATTCATTATATGGTCAATGTGGTGCAAGAACAAGTACATTTTATGAACAAGATGTAGCAGCATCTACAACCGCAACAGGAAGAGAAATGATTATTTATGGAAAAAGAATGATCGAAGAATTATATGGTGATTTAGAATATAAAACACAAGATGGTAGATTAGTAAAAACTAATGCAGAATACATATATGGTGATACGGATTCTGTATTCTTTACATTTAACTTAAGTGATCCAAATACAAAAAATAAAATAGTTGGGTATGATGCTCTTAAATATACTATAGAAATAGCACAAGAAGCCGCTGAAGTATGCTCTATGTTTTTAAAACCACCTATGTTTTTGGAATATGAAAAAACATTTATGCCGTTTATATTACTTTCAAAAAAAAGGTATGTAGGTATTCTTTATGAAGAAGATCCCAATAAAGGATATATGAAATATATGGGATTATCTATAAAAAGAAGAGATTCTTGTGATTATCTAAAAGATACTTATGGTGAAATTATTAATATTCTTATGAAATCAAGTAATATAAATGATGCTATAAAATATTTACAGATATCTTTAGATAATTTAGCTTCTGGACAAGTGAATAGTGATAAATTATTAATTACAAAAGCATTAAGAGGTTATTATAAAAATCCTGATCAAATAGCACATCATGTATTAGCTGAAAGAATAGGAAAACGAGATCCAGGAAATAAACCGAAACCTGGTGATAGAATGAGATATATGTTCTTTGTAAATGATAATAAAAAAGCATTAAATGGAGAAAAAATAGAAACACCTGAATATATAAAAAATAAAAAATTAAAAGTAGATTATTCATATTATGTTACTAATCAATTAATGAAACCTTTACAACAGTTATTTGGTTTAGCTGTAGAGAAAATATGGGCAACACAAAATAAAAATATAGCGATAAAAAATTATAGAAAAGAAATACAAACAATAAAAAATGAATGTGATAATGATTATGAATTATTTCAAAAAAAGAGAGAAAAAGTATCTTCAGCAAAGGTAAAAACATTACTATTTGATGATATTTTAAGAAAAATCAATAATGATAAATCAAATATTAAAGAAATAAGTAATTATTTTAAAAAAATATAAAAAAAAATATTCATATTTTATAAAATATGATTTCAAGACGTATTTTTAATATAGTAAAGAGTATTATACCACGGATTTCTGATACTGAATTAATTGCTCTAAAAAGTGGAACAACTTCATTAGATGCAGATATATTCAAAGGAAAAGTTAATTATCCTTTACCATTATCTAAAAAAAATAAATTTCCAGAAACAGATGTAAATAATTTATTAACAAAATATGGTAATTTATCTAGTGTATTTCCTAATGATAAACATAAGGAAATATTTGATTATATAGGTAGAAATAAATTTTTTTCTTTTATTATCAAAGAAGAACATGATGGTATGAATTTATCAGTAAGTGAAATGTCATCAATATTAACAAAAATTACTAGTCAAAATCCAGCTTTAGGTGTTACTATTATGGTACCTAATTCTCTTGGTCCAGGTGAATTGTTACAAGAATACGGTACAGATAATCAAAAAATGAAATATTTACCTAGATTAGCAAAAGGTGAATTAATACCTTGTTTTGGATTAACAGGACCGAATAATGGTTCTGATGCTACAGGACAAATTGATAGTGGTGAAGTTATTATAGATAATCAAGGGAAAATGGTAATAAATTTAATACTTAATAAGAGATATATTACATTAGCTCCTATATCAAATTTAATAGGTATTGCATTTAATTTAAGAGACCCATACGAATTATTAGATCAAGGAAAAGAAGGTGTTACATTAGCTTTAATTGAAAGTAGCAATTATGGTTTAAAACAAGAAACACATCATAATCCATTAGATGCTGGATTTCCAAATGGTACATTAAAAGGTAACATACAAATACCTATTGAGAGTATTATAGGTGGTCAAAGAAATGCAGGTAATGGATGGAAAATGTTAATGGAAGCTCTAGCAGCAGGTAGAGGTGTATGCTTACCAGCTACAGCGAATGCGAGTTCAAAAGTATCAACTGTAGGTGTATTTGAATATGCAAAGCATCGTAAGCAATTTAAAATGCCTCTTGTAAAAATGGAAGGAGTACAAGATAAATTAGTTGAAATGTTATATCATACATGGATCATACAATCAAGTGTTCATATGACAAATACAATATTAGATTATGGAGAGAAACCAGCTGTGATATCTGCAATTATGAAACAACAAACTACAGATAGAGCGAGAGAAGTGTTAAATCATGGTATGGATATACACGCAGGAAGTGCAATTTGTAAAGGTCCTAATAATTTTTTAGAGAAATTTTATAAATCAGCACCTATTGGAATAACAGTAGAAGGTAGCAATACATTAACTAGAAATTTAATTATATTTGGTCAAGGTTTAAATAAAAGTCATCCTTATATTTTTCCTATACTAGACAATATATTAACAAATAATGAAAAAGATTTTAAAAAAAATTTTAATAATATTATAAAACATTCATTGTCATTATATTTTAAAACACTTACTAAGTTTCATAATAATGAACTAGATAGACAAACACTTCATTTTGCAAATATAGCTAATTTTATTGCATTAAAAGGAGGAAAACTAAAAGCAGAACAAAGTTTATCTTCTGATATGGCTGATATCTTATCTAATTTATATCTAGCTCATTCAGTAAGATGGTTTGAACAACATAATAATATTAGTAATGTATTAAGTAATTATGTAATTGAGAGACTTTGTATAGAAAATCAAATAAAATTCAATAATGTAATAGATAATACACCATATTTAAATATATTTTGTTTTTTAACAAAAAAAAATATTAAAAGTGATAATTATAAAAAGAAAAGGATCATCATTAATGAATATTTAACTAATGATAAAATAAGAAATGAACTATTAAAAGATATATATACAACCGACAATATATTAGGTAAATTATTAAAATTAGATAAATTAGATAATAATAGTGATGAATATAAAAAACTATATAATGATATTATTAGTGTAGGAGAATTTCCTAATTCTAAACAGTAATATTTTTTACTTTTCTATTACTTTTAAAATAAACACTACCTTGAGTATCTGCTTTTTTAATATTAGATGTATTTGTATAAGAGACTTTAAGATTGCATAAATTTTTATATTTAGTATGTTGCTTACATATATTAGCTGCATAATTAATAATATCATCATTTATATAATCACTATTAACAATAACAAAACAAGATGGAAAAGATTTAAGATGAAACCAATAAGCATTAGATGAATATTTATCTAGAATATTCCAATTTTCTTTAGAATTTTGTCCAATAATTATTTCAGTATCATTATATAAAATATTTTTCATTATTATAATTAACTATAATAATAAAAATTATAAATATTCAATTTTATAAAAGTATTAATAAAAAAGAATCAAGCAAAAATAGTATTTAATTGCCTATTTGTTTTAATAAATGTCGTGCATTTTGAAATATTTTTTATATTTTTTGCATTGATATAAGTACAGGTGCTTCTTAATCCTCCTAGATAACTCAATACTGTTTCTTCTAATGGACCTTTATATTTTATTTTTATACATCTTCCTTCAGATGATCTATATTTATCCATTTTACCATAATGTTTTTCCATGGCTTTTTCGCTACTCATTCCATAAAATAATTTATATTTCACTTCATTAATCTCTTGAATTTCACCAGGATTTTCATCGTGACCTGCAAATTGACCTCCTATCATTATAAAATCAGCACCACCACCAAAACCTTTTGCTAGATCCCCTGGACATGTTATACCACCATCACCTATTATAAACCCATTTACACCGTGTGCTGCATCAGCACATTCCATTATAGCAGATAATTGAGGCATACCTACACCTGTCTGGGTTCTTGTTAAACAAGCACTACCGGGACCAATACCAACTTTAACTATATCTACACCACCATTCAATATTAATTCTTCTGTTACTTCTCTAGATACGACATTTCCTGCTATTACTATCTTGTTTGGATAATTCTCTCTAACCTTTTTACAAAATTCAACTAACTTTTCCATATATCCATTTGCTACATCAATACATATGAATTTAACAGACGAACCAAAATTATTATCAAGTATTTGTTTTAATTTTACAAAATCACTATCTGATATACCAGTTGAAATCGCAAAATAATCCGCATTTAAATCTTTCATTTCTTGAAAATCTTTTAAAGTATAAAATTTATGAAATGCTGTTATTATTTTATGTTTACTTAATACTTTATATACTTCATATGTACCAACAGTATCCATATTAGCTGCTATAATCGGTACTCCTTTCCATGTTTGTCCAGAAATAGGAAAATTTATTTCTCTTTCTAAATTTACATCAGATCTAGAAGATAACTTTGTTCTCTTTGGTCGTATAAGAACATCATTATAATCCAGTTTCGTGTCTGTTTCAACCTTCATTTGTCTTTAATATGATGTATTATTTATATCTTTTTATTAATAATAAAATTGACTTAAATAAATTAATGTGAAAGTATATAAACTATATGTCTAATATAAAACAAGAATATTTAAAAAAGATTGCAGAAGATATACTTAATGGAATTAATAATGAATATAAATGGCTTAATATTAAACTTAAAAAACATTTTAGAATTGATTCTATAGATAAGGATAATAATTACTTTGTTAAACCAAATGATTGTAGATGGTGGTTTGGTAATACAAAAGCTAATAGATATAAAAATTTATGTAGAAAAGTTCCTCGTGGTAACAGAAAAGATATGCAAACAATATTAGAATATATTATTATCCTTAGAACTACTTTTTCTTTATTTATACCAGAACATCCAATTGATAAGTACAAGTTTGAAAAAAATATTACTTGTCCTGGATTATATCAATTATGTTATAATGGTATTGTTGTTAATAAAATAAATAATAATGAAGAACAAAATGAATGTCCTATTTGTTATGAAAAATTAGATACTGATAAAAATTATATAGCTTTAAAATGTTGTCATAAATTTTGTTCTGATTGTATTTTTAAACACTTTAGTATCGGTAAAAATGAATGTCCTTTATGTAGGTCTCATTTTTCTAATATTAAAGTTACTGAAATACTTTCTGATATTGATGAATATCCTCCTTCCCCGCGAAGAAGAGCTCCTCCTACACCAATCCATCCTAATCGTTTAAGAAGACAAAGAACTTATAATGCGAGAGAAAGAGAATTTGAAACAAATGATCATCTTAATGGTATTCATGGTATTCGTAACAATTCTCCTTTAGATAGTCCTGATGATTATCCACCACTTAATCCACTTTCGCAAGCCCCTCCACTAGCTACTCCTAGATTTGAAAATACAGTTCCTGCTACTGTAATACCTACCATCCCCTATCGTACTAGTGGTATACCTACTATTGAATTACCTCCTTTTATTAGAAATGATGCGAATTTATCTAATATTATTAATAATCAAGATAATCATTCTCTAATAACTGCATTAGATGAAATAAGTACTTTTTATAATAATATTCATGAAGATGATACTGATATAAATACCATTCATATTGATACAATACCTACTAATTGGAATGTGATTGATATGGATTTAAGTAACAATATAAATAATTAATTAAATGCATAAAATTGAATTATTTTTTATATCCTATAGAATGTAAAAAATTATTTGCTATGACTACCACAGACGACGTTAAAAATATTTGCTATGACATATTTGCAGTAATGCTAGAGAAAGAAGGAAAGACTATTAATGATGTTCTTGATAAAGAAAATTATCAAGATATACGTGAGTTCTTATGTAAAAATATGTTTGTATTTCTTTGTCGTCATGACAACGCATTTTCCAATATATTAACACATAATAACTCTAATCTTACAGATGATGAAGAGGATTCTAGTTCTGATTATGTTCCTAGTGAAGATGGTTACGGAAGTTCTGAATATGAGACGGAATATAATAGATTACAAGAACCAGATGTTATGTCTATTTCCAGTAATGATGAAACTATCTACGATAACGATTCTAGTTCTGATTATAGTGATGATACTATTGAGAGACGTAGTTGGACAGTACTAAGATACCAACCGTCACAAGGGTTTGGTTCTGAAGATGATGATGATATGAGCATTTCTACTAAAAGCAGCGATTCAACATGGGTAATGGAAGAATTTTATTAGACTTATTTTAATTAATTAATATTTAATCCTTTTTTATTTTATTTTTCATTTTTTTATTTTGTATAGATAATAATTTATTTTCTCTCTCGAGGTAATTTATTTGTTTTAATAATATTTCAATTGAATACATAGGATCTATTACTGATACTTTTTTATTATTTAATAGATCTTTATCAATATCATACATATCTGAAAATGCATATATCATTAAATCTGAATCTAAAATAAATGGATTATAATTATTTTGATATTTATATGATATAATATTTTTATAATACTCTTCATTTCTAGGTGGGTCCTGTATATTCCATTCAATTAAATTATTTATAGATATTACATCCGTTAGTTGATCTACTATATCATATTTAATAACAAAATAGGCCAATGATCTTGATATCATTCCTCTTGAATGTACAGTTGGTATAAATTCTTTTTTCTTTTTATTTATTAGCATTATATACCCTTGTTTTACAAAAATATCTTCAAACTTCAATTTATTCCCTTTTGTATCTACATAATTATCAAAATTATTTTCAATATAATCTTCATGTGATATATATTTAAAATTGGACCTTTGTGAATTAAGTTTACTATTACATAAATATAAGTTATGAATATCTGATTTCATTTCCGGTTTTCTTAGACTTTTTTTAAATAAACATTGAGGAAATATATGTTCTATATTTTTTTCTATTCCTGTATTATCACCATAAATATCTATATTATTTAACTCATTATGTAATATTTTTTTTGCTTTTTCATATGTTAATATTGTGCAATTAAAATTTAATTGTTCATTCAAATTTCTTCTTAGCTTAGAACCTTGAATACTATTTAATAAATTATTACTTATATATGATAATACAGTTCTCATAAAATATAACATCATTATAATTTTTATCATAAATATATTATTATATACACTTTATAGAATAATATTTAAAATTTTTTATTTTTTCTTGTTTTTCTCTTACCTCCATTTGTACTTTTACTATTATTTATTTTAGTACAAGCTTTTTCATTTGTTTTTATGCATGTAGGTGTATTATCATCATGATCCAATTTATATTTACTTGAAGTATTATTTGTAGTATTTTTATTAGTATTCTTGTAGCTAATATAATAATTATGTGGTCTGGGTAATGGTTTTTTTAATGCAGAACCTTTTGGGTTTTCTCTTCCACGAAGCTGGCTTTGAGTTATTACATTAGGTGGGTCATCTTTTTTAAATTTTCTTGTTTTTAGAGGTATAGTGAATGTTCCATCTCCTTTAGCGTTTAAATAATTTTTATTTAACTGTCCTTTTTCCATCAAATCGATAACTTTTGAATGATTTACTTTTATTTCAGTAGGATTAAATCTAACTGTTTTTTTACTTTTTTTACTTCCTCCTTTTTTTCCTCCTTTTTTTGTTTCTTTTTTTGTTTCTTTTTTTGTTCTGTTTAAATTATTAAATACGTTTTTTAATCTCTTTGTTGGTAATCTCAAATGTACTGAACTATTATTTGGTAGTGGTTTCTTACTATTAGAGGGTGTCGTTTTTAATTCAGATAAAAATGTATTTGTATTTGATGTAAAGCTATTTCTTGTAGTTTTTTTTGAACCTCCTTTTCTTTTTTTAATAGATTTTCTCTTACGTTTACCACCAGGTGTAGAAGGTGGTGAATCAAAAGAAGAAGGTTTAAATAAAGGTGAATCAAAACTTATTCTTTCAGGTGTACTTGGTTCACTATCGCTACTAGTGATAGAATTAGTCGTCATAGGAGATGAAAAAGAATCATAACCATAATCATAATCAAGATCATAACGACTTCTTTTTGATGGTGAATCAATTGAACCAAGATCTAGAGAAGAAAAACGAGGAGGGCCAATAGAGTCTATTTCTATTCTTCTAGCTTCTTTTTTTTTTCTTGCAACAGTTGGTGGTCCTCCAAGGCTAAATTCAACTTGTTCAATTTTTGTATAATTAGGTTCTCCGTTTGATTTAAAACCACTTGCAAAATCATTTAAAGTAAATTCAGCATGAAAAAATGAACCGTCAAGTCCTCCAGATTGTGGTAATTGTTTAGCACCATAACCATCCATTTTACCATCATATTTAATCATTATAATAGCATTTATAATACGGTCATATACTCCAACAGAATTTCTTACACCTCCTTTTTCTGGTGGAATTATTTTTCCATCATCATTATAAGGAAAATGGTTTTTTATTAATTGAATTACACTCGTTTCTTTATTATCTCTTAATATTTGATTTTCATTATCAGATAAGTATTTACCTGATATTATAAGTTCTTCATAGTCACTTACCTTTTTATCTTTCATCGCTTTAAAAAAAGCTGGTTGATTTTGGTCTAATGCAAATAATTTTAATCCATCAGTTTGACTATCATTAACTTTAAAAGTAATAGTGTCACCAGAATACATCATTTTAGAACTTCCTTCGTTTTTTAATTGGACAGGTGAAAAGAATGCTGTTTTATGAATTTCCATAGATCTATTACCAGTTTTCATGGGAGAAGTTACTTTACTATCTCCTATTTTTTGAAAAACAGTATCACTAGTGGTTATAGCAGTTCTATAAAATTCTGGACTATTTTTTTCAATTTTATAATAATGAACACCATCATTATATTGAAGATTTCCAAAAAAATTATTTACTTCATTGTTACTATTCATAATATTATATATAATATTATGTGATTTTATTTATCAGGTCCAATATTTTTAATTTGATTAGTAATTGTTTCTTCAGGACCAAAAAAGTAACGTAATCCTCTTTCATTATTTTCATCATAAAATCTAAATAAAAATTCTGCAATAATAGCCAACCCTACTTTTCTTAAATTCTTTTTAATTTCTTCTTTGGTATATTTATCATCAAAAGTTTGGAAATCTTTTTCATCATCGTGATTTTGGATCTTAAATTGACATGTATTTGAATTAAATAAACAGTTTAATCTTTTGATAATATCTTCTTTTGCTAAATTTTTACAATAAGAACCTTTATTGTTATATTGAGAATAAATATCTTTAACTTTGAAAACAGCATATTCATTTTTAAATTTATGCATAAATCCAACTACATTATGCATTTTATCTTTCATTATAATATTTGAACTATTAAATTCAATCCTAGCGTATTCTTCCTTCTCAAGAGGTTCATCTAATAAAACAAATTTATTATCACTAAAAATATAGTAATCATTAGCTTCAATAGTTTCATTTTTAAGATAAATAATGAAATTTAAATTATCCTTTTTAATCATTTTTTTATTAAAATAATCAGCAATAATTTGTTCAGTATATGATAATTCATCAGTATTTTTATTATAAATTCCGTTTAAAAATTCTAAACGAATAGATAAATCTTCAGTATCTAAATAGTGATATATAACATATTTTTTAATATGGTCATCTGTAAAATTATGTTTTTCTCTTAAAAATGTTTTAACGTGTTTGTTTTTAATTTCAATATACCAACTAGAGTTAGGGGGAATATCTTTAACATCTAAATCAGAATCAATAATGTCATTAGTTATATTTTCTAATTTAGATAATAATGTATTATAGTCTTCTTTAATATTATTATTATTTTCTTGAATATTGTTATTATTATTTTCAACTTTATATGTTTTTCTAGTAGGTTGTTCTAATATAAATTTATTATGTTTATAATCAATATCATTAGTTCTCTCAAATGTAGTAGCATATGTGTCGGTAATTTCGATTGGTTGAAAAATATAATAATCACCTCTATTAATAATATGACCTCTTCTATTTAATCTATCAACAGTTTCCATATTATTAATAAATAATGTTAAAACGTAATATATTTGTTCGGTAGGATATGTCTTATCATAATTAATTTCTTTAATTAAATTATTTTTGTTAATAAATGGTTTTTCCTTGAAAATATTTTTAATTCTCTTAACAATAGCATTGAAATTAGTCCTAGCAAAAGCATCACCATAATTAGAAGAAACAATTTGTGTGATAACTTCATCATTAGAACATTTATAATCACAATTATCTTTATAATCACATATAGATGTAAAAGGTCTATCACCAATAGTATAATCAATAGTTTTATTACTAGCAAGATTAATTTTTATAACATTATTATCAGTAACTTCTTTAAATTTATTCATTGAGAGATTGGTTTGAGCAATATTTAAATTACAATCAATAGAGATTTCTTTTAATAAACGAGTAACATCACCAATTTGTTTAGATTTTTTTTCAGCTAACCTATATACATACATATCAATAGTTTCTAATTTTTTTTCTTCTAATAGGATAGGTCTCATGGAGTACATATATATTTCAACATTTCTCTCTTTAAAAGGTAAGCTACAGTGACTTAAATTACGAACACCTCTTCCTATAATTTGTTCTATTCTATTTAAATTATACCATGGTTCCATTATATGAACTTGTCTAATATTAGCAAAATCTAAACCTTCTGAAGCAGCTTTTGAAATAATGATAACTTTTACTAGAGAACCATTGTTATTTTCGGGACGATTAATAAAACTTAAATCATCTGCATTCTTTTGAGAGAAAAACGAGTCACCTGTAATCATAGCATATCTGGCTGGTTTAAAATTAGGTATATTTTCAAGCTGGGATTTAGGTTTCATATACATAGAATCTAATGGTTCTACAGGTGGTATATCAAATAATGATGTAGCATTAGGAGAAGTACTATAACGTGTAAATCCAAGTTCTTCGAGAGCTAATGCAATAGGAACAGCACCACCTTCAATATATTGTGAATATATTATAGATATACCTTTAGAATTCATTATATTTGTACAAATACTATGTATTTTGGAGCTAAATTGTTCTAATTTATCAAGAGAAAAAATACGACCATATCTATTAAGTATCTCAGGTTTATAACTATAATTATTTTTAACATTTGATTGTTCAAAATTCATAACTCTTTTAAGTCCATTTTTTCCAACTATATCAATTTTCCTATCAGAACCAGAAATTATATTAATTATTTCATTTTTATTTAACATATTAATATTTTGATTTAAATAATTATCTAATTCAGGTTTTGGATAAACAAAATTAAGAGATTCAAGAGGTTTATTAAGAACATTATAACCGAATTTATCTAGTTCATTAAAATCAGGAATTTTTTCATTTTCTAATGAATATTGCATATTTTTAAGAATAACACTATAACCAGTTAATTGGTATAAATTGAGAGATGTCATATATAAAGGTAAATTGATCTTATCATTAATAATTTGACCATTTAATTGTAAATCAGGAAAATCATCCTTGTTCATTTTGTTAATAGGTGAGAATAATTCTGGATAAATTCTAAAAGGAAAAGAATAAGGATTTTCACCTCTTACATATGAAACATAACCAGTTAATTTTCTTTTAAGTAATTCTTTTCCAGTTTCTTCACCTTCAGGAACATCTTCTAAGAAATTACCTTCTTTATCAAAAACTTCTTCTTTACTAATAAGACTTCTTTTATCATTTAAATTTAATACATTAACAATCCATATAATTTCAGAGAAACTATTATACATAGGTGTTGCAGATAATAATATAATTTTCATATTTTTTGCAATTTTTGCAATTTTCTTAAGATTTTTTGTTATAATTCTTTTTTCGTTATCATCAGTTATTCTTAAGTTATGTGCTTCATCAACTATAATTAATCTATTATTAAAATGTTCTTTAATCATTTCATTTTGTATTTTAATTTTATCTTCTTCACTATAACCAGTAATATTATCAGTATTTATTTTACCTTCAATATAATTACCAAATTGAGTATAACCTTGAAAATCATATGAATTCATTACAATTTTTTTAATTTGTTTAGATAATTGTTCATCACTTAATTGTGAATTATTATTAGGATTAACTTCATTAATAAGAGCATTACCAATACATGTATTAGATGTATATGAACCATTTTCAGATATTTTAATTTTAGTAGGATCAAATAATTGTTTTTTAAAATTTTCTTGAACATTAGGACTAGCAACAATTATAATTTGTTTTTTTTGTAAATTATTATATTGTTTTAAATGAATACGATATTCTTCAGCTATTCCAATAGCACTACAAGTTTTTCCAGTACCGACACCGTGATACAATAATATTCCATTATATGGTGTTTCGTGTGACATAAAATTTTTAACAAAATTTTGATGCGGCATTAGATCAAAATCTGAATTACATAATAATTCAGATTGGGTTTCTATATCTATACCACCTACTTCATATTTATTTTCATTAAATTCTTGTCTTTTTGCTATTTTTAAACTAAATTTAGGGTCGTCTAAATCTGGATATAAAAAATCCAAATCATAAGGATTATTAATTTGACTTTTATAGGATTCTTTTTCTAATTTTTTTAAGTATTCATTTGCATTAAGGTCTTCATAATATTTTTGTAATTCAGGGTCAGTTTTTAATGTCATTATAGGATTATTAACAACTATATTCAAATCATCTTTTTTATCATCTTCATAAATAGTATCCTTTTTAGTACTTTTAATAGTTTTTCTTATTTCTTCTATTAAATTTTGTTCAGATACAACAGAATCATTTTTATCAGGAACGATACTTTTAAATCCTCTATTTTCTCTTGCTATTTCTTGTAATTGTTTTATACCTTTATGTTTTATTTTATCACTTCCTTGTTCTTTAACCCCATTCCATAATAAATTTTTATCAACCCATGGGAACAATGGTTTTTTTTCTAATTCTTCTTTTGTCTTTTTTTTATTAGCAAGTATATTTAATACTTCTTTCAATACGTTTGCAGTACAATCCATATAATGTTTTTCTTTAAAAGTATTATTGTAATTATATACAAATTCATCATTAAATAATGTTTGTGATTCAAATTTACCATTAAATTCATTATTGTTGTAATTTACTCTACAATCTTTTGATTTCTTTCTACCACGTTTTGCTTGTTCTACTTTATTTTTTTTTATTGCTATTTCTTGTTCTAATCGTTCTTCTTTTTTTGCTGGAACTACACCTATATCTCTAAAAACGTTCCTATAATCTTCTGTATTCTTTTTTTTATATTGGCGTTTTTTCGCTTCTTTTTCTAATCTAATTTGTCTTTCCAAATATTCTTCTGTTAATACACCACCTACAGGTTTTTCAATAGTTATATATGGATTCTCAGGCATTATTATTGTATATAATAATAATACATATAATTAAATATAAAACAACATATGAGTATTTATAATTTCATTAATATTTGTTAATAATTTTATTTTTTCTAAATTATATGGTCTAATGCTGTCTATACAATCTTTAAATGTTTTCCATTCCATTTTACTCACTTCAGATTTCTGATAATTTTTAGTGTCTATTGTATTTTTATATAACATATTACCCAAGTAATATTTATGTTTATACGATTTATAATTAGAACCTGTAAATATTTCTTCAAATGGTAGTAAATTATTTACATTATTAATTATTATTCTATTATAACCAGTTTCTTCTTCAAATTCTCTTAATGCACATTCATAATCTTTTTCCATGAAATTACGTCTTCCTTTAGGAAATCCCCATTCTGGTTCATTCCATAAAATATTTGTATTACTTTCTTCAATAAGTTCATTTAATGTAAAACAATTATTATTATTATTTATTCCTTTTACTAAAGAATTAAATTTATCTCTAGATATATTTTCTTCACTTTTATACTTTGCTATATTATTATCACCCCATAACATTTTCCATAATTCATCAAATGAATATTTTAATAACTTTTCTTTCTCTTCTACTGTCATTTGATTTAGCATTTTTACAATATATTCTTTATTTAATAATGAATATTTTCCTCTAATAAAATCTATAAAACCCAATGTATCTTTTCTTCTTATTAATAAATATTCTACTTTATCACTATTTATTCTGAATGCTATTATTCCTATACTGGTAATTGGTATTTTACATTGATGAAATAAATGACCAGATTTTCCACAATTATTGCAATAATTATCATTCATATTTATTTGTTAAATTAATTAAACATATTTCTTTATATAATTTAATGAACAATAAATCTGAATATTGGGGTCCTCATTATTGGTTCTTTTTACATACTATTACTGAAATATATCCAAAATATCCTAACGATGTAACAAGAAAGAAATATTATGATTTAATATCTAATATTCCTTTATTTATTCCTGAAGAAAAAATAGGAAATAGTTTTGCTGAACTATTAGATAAGTATCCGGTTTCTCCTTATTTAGACAATCGGGATTCTTTTCGTAAATGGATGCATTTTATACACAATAAAATTAATCAAAAATTAGATAAAAAAGAAATATCTTATGCTAATTCTAGAAAAAAATATATGGAAAATTTTGTACCTAAACCTGTATATGTTTCAAAAAAATTAAAAATAAAAAAAAATTATATTTATAGTGGTCTTATTATGTCTAGTTTTTTAGTAATATTATTTACATTATAATATATATATATGAAATTAGAGTTATTTTTATTAGCAGTCACTTATTTTGTTGTTGGTAATATTTATTATGAAGGTAAATACTTAAAACTTATTTTAGATAATAAAAAATATTTTCATATGGGAGGTGTTATTATAGGTGCCTTCCTTATTTATTGGTTACTTAAAAAAAATCCTGCAAAAGCAGGTGAAATTATATCTACATCAAATGAATATATAAAACATTTACCTGTTGATAAAGATACTAGTACTATTTTAACACCTATTTTTGATATTGGTAGTAAAGTTAATCAATATGGTGGTTTTAATGTCACTAGTAATCCTTTAGCTGAACAAAGATTACGTAATTCAGGTTCAGGTAAAACTACAAAAAGATCTGTTAGTGAAACTAAAAAAAAATATGTTGCTAGTAATCAAAACTGGCAATGTGGTGGTTGTAAAAAACAATTAAATGCATGGTTTGAAGTAGATCATAAAGTTAGATTAGAACACGGTGGTGATAATCATATTGATAATCTTCTTGCTTTATGTAGAGAATGTCATGGTAAAAAAACTACTATTGAAAACTTATAGTAATTTTAATTTATAAATATAAACTATACTATTTATAAATGTCTAATAATTTTACTGAAATAAATAATCCTTCCTTAATTAGGAATGATACTAAATTACTTTTAAGTGATGAACATAGACAAATTATATCTATTCTAACTTATATTTTTTTAGTTTTTGGTTTTTTATATATTTTATACTATTTTAAAGATGACCTTACAAAACAACTCACATATGGCTTTATGTATTTATTTATATTTTTTGGGTTATCTTACTTCTTATATTTTTTAAATCATTTAGTCAATTCTAAACCAGGTGAATTAGCAATATTTAAAGTTCTAACTACATTTTTCTTCATATGTACTATTGCATTTGTATTTTTTATTGCTCCAGAATCTTTTGATTTATATGAAATATTTGGAAATTATAAACTTACTGATATTTCTATATTAATATTTTCATTATTTACATCTGTATTATTAATAAATTCTTCTATTGGATTTATATCTATTAATAAAAATAGCAGTGAATTTTATACATACTTTTTTTCTGCTTTTGCAGGTGTTTTATTGATATATAAATTATTTTTTTCAAATGGTGATATTAAAGGTGGTTCTAATGGTACTACACCAAATTTAACAAATTTAAAAGATTCTTATGGATTTAAATATGGATTCCCATCTATATTATTACTAATTATTTCTTGGATTGTTAATAGTGAAACCCAAATTTTTTCAAAAAATACATTAGGGTTTAATAGTTCTGCTGGTATTTTGATGGCTTTAGTTTTAATATTCATTTTTATTAATTATCTATTAGAAGCAAATGGACAATCTTCTAATATTATTAATAATTCTAATTCTTTTTTCTATACTATTGCTATTCTCTTAATACCTACATTGAATTACATGTTTAATTTAACTGAATATAGCGATAGAAGCATGTATATAATATTTGGAATAATATCTATATTATTTTTTATGGTGTCATTTGGGAATATATTTAATTTTGAAGATTTACCACCACAGTTTGAAATATTTAATCAATTTAGAAAAGATTCACAATTTAGTCAAGGAATTATAATGAGATTAATATTAGGTCTTATTGTTATTTTTTCAGGATGGAGATATTTATATGTTATTAATGAAGATATAGGTGCATATGAAGAAATGGAAGAAGCCAAAAAGGCTATTATATTTTTATTTCCTATTTTACTAATTATGGCTTTTGCTACAAATATATTTAATGCTGGTTCTTCTCTTATGAGTATTTTTTATTTAGCATCTACATTCGCTTTATATTTTGGTTGGTCATATTTTAGTTCTAGTTTAGATGATAGCCAAAAAGAATTTGTAAATTATATAATCAATATACTATTTGTTATTTCTATTATATTAGCATTAGCAATTGTAGTTTCATTAACAGGTAATTATTTTACAAGCAAACCAGGTATGATGGGTTTATTGTCTAATTTATTATTTTATATCCCCTGTTTAGTTGTAGACCTAATAGAATGGATTAAAAATGAATTTAATAATACTACACCTACTACTTTAGTTATATTGTTATTAGAAATATTTGTTATTTTTGCATATTTTTATTTACCTTCTATGTTAGATAATAAAATATTTAGCAGACCTGCTATTGAAATTATAAATGAACCTATAACATTAAAAGAAGAAATTGAATTATTAGGTGGAGAAAAATTCAAAATGGAAAATGACAAAATGATTGGAAAGCAAAATAATATACCTAGACATAATTATTCTATTTCTATGTGGGTCAATATAAATACCAATTCACATAATCTTAATGCTATGGATAATGAACTTAATATTTTCTCTTATAATTTCAAGCCTTCTGTTGAATTTAGAATAAATACTGATAATCCAAATGGTGAAAACACTCATTTTGTTTTTAAATTAAGTAATAATTTAGACAAAAAAGAAAAATACATTGAAAAAACTATTTCTTTACCATTACAAAAATGGCATAACTTTGTATTTACATATGATAATAATACGGTTGATATATTTGTAAATGCTGAATTATATCATAGTTATACCTTTAAAGTCGGTGAGCACCCTACTTATAATGTAAATAACGATAATATTTTTATAGGTGATAATCAACAATTATCTGGTGTAATATGCAATGCTAGATATTTTACTAATCCTCTAACTGATAAAGAGATTATCACTACTTATAATTTATTAAATAATTTAAACCCTCCTATAAATAATTTATAAATATATTCTATAAATATGGACGTCACCACAATTATTTTAGGAATTGTTTTAATTGTATTGTTATATATTTTATACCAATATTTAACCACCGATAAAGCCCTTCTTCAAGATTATGTTCATTTACAATCTTCGGCTAAGGAGCCAATAAGTGATCTTGAAAAACCAACAACAACTAGATATGCATATGGTTTTTGGATATATGTAAATACATGGGATATGTCCAATGAAAAGATTGTTTTTTCCAGAGAAAGAAATATTGAAGTATATTTATCAAAAACAACTGCTAGTATGACTGTCAAAATGTACACTGGTCCTAACGGAAATACTTCAGAAAATATTCAAATGTCTGATAATTTCCCTCTTCAAAAATGGGTACATGTAATAGTCAGTGTAGATAATGAATATGTTGATTGTTATTTAGATGGAAAATTAGTTAGATCTTCTAAGATTTATACTCCTCCTGCTCCTCCTACTACTACTCAACCTATTCTTCCACGAGAACCTTCTGGAAATGATGTTCCTATTGTACTAGGTGCTAGTGGTGGTTTTGATGCATATGTTGCTAGATTTAAACGCTGGATATATCCTATTAATCCACAAACCGCTTATGATGAATACATGAAAGGTAATGGTCAAAATTCATGGACTGGTCTTCCAAATTATGGTTTAGATCTTAAAGTATTAAAAGACAATGAAGTATATAAAGAATTGTCAGTATTTTAGGTAGTATTTTAGGTATTTAGAATAAATTACTTTTGAATACTTTTGTATGTTTATTATATAAAAGTATATTATAATGGACTCGATTCAAAACAGTTTAAACTCAGTTACTCAATCTAGATCTACATATTTATCATCAAATACTATTATTGGAAAACTTGTTTTTGTAGTTTTAGTAGTAATTGTATTTGTTCTATTATTTCAAGTAGGATTATTTTTAATTGTATGGTATAATTCTCCTCCAAAAGACCCATATCTTATAAAAGGTATGTTAGATGGTACACACGCTGTTACTATTAAACAAGACCCTGCTAATGCAGATTCTGTACAATTAATGAGATCTAATGATGACAAAGCCGGTGCTGCTTTTACATGGTCCTTATGGATGTATATTGAAGATTTCACTGCTAATAATGGTCAATTCTATCATGTATTTAGTAAAGGTAATCCTTCTATGACAGGAGAAAAAGGTACAGCTAGTGTTAATAATGCACCAGGTCTTTATTTAGGAAAACCAGGTGACGGTGATGATTATGCCGCTCCCCCTGCACCACAAAAAAGAGATAATCAAGGTATTACTATGAGAGTTAAAATGGATTCTGTACAATTATACGACGCTAGAGTATATATTGATGTTCCTAATATGCCTCTTCGTAAATGGGTACATGTTGCTATTAGATTAAATAATAATATTGTTGATGTTTATGTTAATGGACAAATTTCTGGTCGTCTAATTTTAGCTAATGTTCCAAAACAAAATTACTCTGATGTCCAGATTCATCAAAAAAATCCAAATGGTACCAACGGATATAATGGTAAAACATCAAATTTAAGATATTATAGTAGAAGTTTAAATATTTTCCAAATACAAAATATTGTTAATAAAGGTCCTGATACTAGTAATAGCAACCTTTCTGATGTCCTTACAAATAAAGGTAATTACGGTTATCTCGGTTTTAATTGGTACGGTGAAAAAATGCTTTAAATTAAATTTATATTATTTAATTATACTACAATAATATAAATGGCTTCTGTTGATATTGATGATATATGTAATCAAAGAAAAAAAAGACAATTATTATCTTTACCATTAAATAGATTAGAATCTGTTATTTCACCATATACTTATAATAATGTCACATATAACGACTTAAATATGAAAAGAAAGGCTGTTATTTTAAAACGTACCGGTAATGATACTAATAAACCTACATCTAAACAAAATTGGGCTTTACTTAATAATCAAGTCAGTTCTAAAAATAAATATACTTCTAGAATTGTTGATAAAATATATCATAGAAGTATTAATTCATATGTTAGTTATATTACTCCTCCTTACTTAGATTATACTACATGTCCTAATAATAATACTATTATTAAAACTAAAAGTAATAAATCTGATGTTCCTGGTCCTGCTATTGATATTTATGATGACCCTAATGTTCCTTTATATATGTATAATTATGAACCTGTATATGGTGTTGAAAATAATGATGAACTTATTAATATACAAGTTGCTTATTACAATGACCAATTTGTTTATTTGGGAGCTAATGATGAATTTCTAATGTTCTATATTATTGTTGACCCTTCTCCTATCATTAATATTAAATCGTACAATATTAAAATTCCTCTCGCTATTTATTTTAACTTTAAAACTAAATCTTATAATGATGGTGGTTATGTTACTGGAACTCATATTGATATTCAAGACTCTTTTATTATTCGTCTTATTGATTTAAGATTATCTACTCTTTATAATGGTACTATTTATGATACTAATTTTTCAATTGATGATTCTAATTTATATAGAAATCATTCTTTTGATGTTTCTTTTATTAAAATTACTGAAGAACAATCTATTACTGCATGTAAATATATTGGTTATATTGAAATGCAAAATATAGAACTTGTTACTCAAAATAGTTTTATATACGATTTTAAAATTTCTACTACTTTCAATAACCTTTATCCTACTACATATAATGTTAATTTTAATACTCCTACTATGGGAATTATTACTTTTCCTAGCAATTCTAACCGAATTATACAAGAAGGTATTTCTTTTACTGACTCCTATATTCCTCCTGATATTATTCAACCTATTGATGTTTCTACTGATATTCATAATACTAATATTATTACTCGTTCTCTCAATAATGTTGAAATTATAGAAAAAAACACTTATATTCCTCCTACTGAATTCTATATAGAAAATCAACTTTTATCTCAATATATTAAAGTTCATATTGATAAATATAATCGTATTGTTCTAAGAAATACTGACCCTGTTTCTATTTATCCTGAGGCTGATAGATTTATTGATCCTATTCAATATAAAACTGGTCGTAAATATTATGTTACTAATGGTACTTATTACTTAATGGGTATTCCTAACAGTAATCCTATGGCTTTACTTAACTATGGTAAAGAACGTGTTATTAATGCTTATAGTGAAAACCCATATGTTGCTAGAATAAAAAATATCAATTCCTTCACTAATTTTACTCCTATTACATATGAAAATAAAGGTGTTCTTGTCACCGGTAGCGACAATGATGGTGTTTATACATTCTATAATGGTGGTATGCGCATTGTTGTTGAAGGTGACTTTGATAAAGTTTCTCTTATTACATTAAATAATGGTAATTTAAATGGAAGTACTGTTGATATTTTACATTACTATAATAATGACCAAACTTATTCTAACACTACTAAAATCAAATGTTTATATCAATCACAAGATAATGTTATTAATGTTATTTCTCAATATGGTAATAAATATATCTTTAATGATGAAAATTATTACGACGAAAATAGTCTTATTGCTGTATGTAATGGTAAATATCGTATTGTTAATATTTCTATTGACCACCCTATTGGTTTTGAAATAAATAATACTAATGCTTTCGTTATTGACCCTTCTTATACCCCTTATGCTATTAAAGACAATATTAATTATTATATTAATTCTATTGAATTTTCTGTTCACGCTGATTTCGGTTCTGTTAGTTATAAATGTTTAAGACATGGTTATATGGGAGGAAAAAATAAAATTGTATTTAATAGATTGTGTCCTATTTCTTCTCCTAATGATAATTATCTATATATTCCTGTTAAAAATGCTATACAATGCTTACCTAAATTCACTATTGATTATCCTAATATTATTAATATTAATGTTGAATCTTATGATAATAATAAATTTATTTTTAATGATATTAGTTTTTCTGCATATCACAACATTGGACTTAATATTGGTACATATAAATTTACTATTCCCGCTGAACACCCTATTGGTTTTGATAATTCTCTTAACAATGCTGGTTTAATTGACATTTCCGGTGATAGATTTTTTCCTACTACTGATTCTCCAAATAATATGAGCAATGTATTACAACATTATGTTAACGAAGTTTATTTAATTGTAAATAGCCCTTTTTATAATTTTAGTTATCATTGTTATAATCACGGATATATGGGTGGATATAATCGTATTAAATATTCTTCTTATTGTACTGTACTTGGAAATAATTATATACAAAATATTGCTACTATTCATGATGAAAATGAAACAACCCTAAACTCTCCTAATCCTATTGTAATTAATAACACTTCATCTAATAATAATACTTCGTCTAATAATAATACTTCATCTAATAATAATACTTCGTCTAATAATAATACTTCATCTAATAATAATACTTCATCTAATAATAATACTTCGTCTAATAATAATACTTCATCTTCCGGTTATTAAATAAATATAACTTAAAATATTTATTTAATTATTTGCTTTTTTGACATTCATTTAAACTATTGTATATTTTTTGTGACATACATACATCTGTATCATCTACAGCTATACATCCTCTTTTTCCTGCATATTCTCCTACTAAACACCATTTACTAGAAGCTTTTTTATTTACAATAGGATTTTGTATTGTATTAGTAGATTCATCTTTTTTTGCTGTAGTTACTTTACTAGTATTTTGGTTAGTAACATTTTGAGTATTTTGGTTAGTAACATTTTGAGTATTATTATTTTTTAATAAATTATTATTTACCATGCTTTTTCCTTTATCTAAATCTATATTTATTGATCCTTTAGATGCATTTTGTAATAAATTACCAATAGATTGAACAGAACCTTCTACTACATCTATACCTGCTCTTGCACCATCTGATGCTATATCTGTGGTTGTATTTATAACACCTCCTGTTGCATATGCAACTATTCCTAATAATTTTCTTATATATGGTATTATCCCTCCTACTAAACTTTGGAACCCATCACCTGCACTTCTTAATAAATTTATTCCTAAAAGCGAAAAAAATGTCAGTATTAATAAAAATATAATTAAATTGTTTTTTGTTTCATCCTTTAATTGAACCATTATATATATTTAATCATAATTTATTTATAATTTAATTTTAATATTATTAATAACTTAAATAGTTCGTTTACATTATTAGTATATTATAAGATTAGTATTTATGAAGTTAATTAGTTTTTTAGATACTTTCTTTATTCTTAGTTTAGGAATTACTTTTGTTTTACTTCTAGTCCTAGTTTATCATTTTAGAAAACGATTAAACGAAAATGAAGATAAATATGAAAAATTACTCTCTATTGTTAATGATATAGTCCAAAAATTAAATGAACAGCAGATAGAAGCACAATCACTTACACAAATGACTTCTGCTATTTTAAATAGTCATCATAATAACAACAATGAAATTAGTGATAATATTCATTACGATATTGATGATAATGATGAAATTGATGGCGATACATTTATAGGAAATGAAGAAGAAGAAGAAGAGTGGGTTAGTACAGTTGTAGGTATAGTTAATGAAGATGAAGAAGAGGAATCAGGCGACGAACAAGAGGAATCAGGCGACGAAGAAGAGGAATCAGGCGACGAAGAAGAGGAATCAGGTGACGAAGAAGAGGAATCAGGTGACGAAGAAGAGGAATCAGGCGACGAAGAAGAGGAATCAGGCGACGAAGAAGAGGAATCAGGCGACGAAGAAGAGGAATCAGGCGACGAAGAAGAAGATGAAGAAAGAGTAAAAACTATAAATATCACAGAAATAGAAGGAGTTGATGATATAGATGTAGATGAATTAGAAGAAGTAGTAGAACCAATAGATGAAATGGATGTAACATTAGATGAAGAACCATTATCATTAGTAGAACCAATAAAAGTTGATAAGACAAATGAAATAGATTATTTATCTATGACTGTTACAGATTTAAGAAAAATAGTAAAGGATAAACAATTATCTAGCAATGTTAGTAAATTAAAAAAACAAGAGTTAATAAATTTATTAATGTAAATAAATAATATAATACATATATATATTAAAATGTCAAGAGAATATAGTGATTTTATTAAATACAAACAAGAGCAACTTAACAGTAATAATTCAAAATATTTAGGATACAATAATAAATATGAAATGCCTCCACATATGAATGATGGAAGAATAATGAGTAATAGTTGGCAACCGGGTGTTGAAAATAATGTTGATATAATAAAAAGTAATAATATAACTACTAGTTGGGAATATAGACAATTTATGACAAAAAATGCAAATATAATAAGAAGTTATAATTTTAATGAAGCATGTAATGAAATGAACTGTAATAATAAAACACCGGAATTTCCAATTAACAGTAATGAGGTTAAAGAAGAATATAGTACCCCATATAGATATATAAGTAATAATGATAATAATGAACCAAAAGGTTATACAATAAGTGATTTAAAATCTGCATATTTATCTAGAGAAGAATTAGCATCTAGAAAAGTAGCAAATGCTATAACACAAGAAGAATTATTAAGAAATCCAAGATAATTTAAAAATAGAGAAAAAAAATATATAAAAAATTAATACAATTTTATATATTTTATGAAATTAATAAGTTTTGATATAGGAATAAAAAATATGGCATACTGTGTATTTGATATAAGTAATAATATACCGTATGTATCATCGTGGGATGTAATAAATCTTATAAATAAAGAAGATACGAGAGCAAAATGTAATTGTTATTTAAAAAAAGGTAATAAAATATGTAATAAAAATGCATTGTATTATAAAGATAATAATTATTATTGTAAAACACATTCAAGTCAATCAGGATTAAAAATACCAGAAAAAGAAATAAAAATACCGAAGAGTATTTCTGTACAAAAATTAAAAGAAATTTACATAAAAGAAAAAATAAAATACGATGAAAAAAATAAAAAGGAAATAAATATAGAAGTATTAAGAGAATATTACGATAAAAATTATTTAAAAATAATTAAAAAAGAGAAAAATAAGTCATCAAATGACTATGACCTAATAGAATTGGGGAGATTAATTAAAGAAAAATTCAATGAAATAGAAGATTTTAATGACATAACGAATGTTATTATAGAGAATCAAATATCACCGATTGCATCAAGAATGAAAACTATACAAGGAATGGTTGCACAATATTTTATAATGAGATTTGAGAGAATAAATATAGAATTTATATCATCATGTAATAAATTAAAATATTTTACAACAGATAAAACAGATTATAAGCAGCATAAAAAAGATAGTATATATTTTACAAATTTATTATTAGAGAATAATGAGTATTACACCAAATATGTAGAGGATTTTAATAAAAATAAGAAAAAAGATGATTTAGCAGATGCATTTTTACAAGGAATTTGGTATATTAAATTTAAAAATAATAGTGAAATAAATATTATTATTCGTAGAACTTAAAAATAAATATTGTATTATTATCATAATATAATGGAAACTATTGATTTAGGAATTACTAGTTTAGATGAACCTATACAAATTAATTTAGGTAATGATAATGGTGTAGAAGACCTTGCTGGAATAGAATTATTAATGAATGACAATGCAAAAAGCAAAACAGGTACAAAAATTGATGTAGGCGATTTAAATAATTTAGAAGATGAATTAAACAATTTATCACAAGTAGATATTAAAATAGACGAAACATCTAAACCATCTACACCAGTTAATAAAACAGGGGAATCTAGTTTTTTAAGTGGTATAGGAAATATGTTTAAAAGTAATTCTGCACCGCTTGAAGCTGCTGATACAAATATAGGTGCTGCTACTGTAGAATCTATTGGGAATACAGGTACTTGGGATGGATTTAAAAAAGTAAATGATATTCCAACTGATAAAAGCAATATTAGAACAACCATGAGTGAAAGAGAAATTAGAAGAAAAAAACGTTTCATGTTAAAAAAAATGGAAGACTGGCAGGATAAAGGTATGTTAAAAGGATATAGTAATTTTACATTAGATAGTCCATTTGATGAAATTGAAGATGAATATGAGACAGCAATAGAAGATAAGAGAAAAAAAGATAGCATTAAATTACAAGGATGGTGGTTCACTACATTAATTAATTCACTTGAATATGCAAATAGTGCATTTGATCCATTTGGTATTAATTTGGATGGTTGGGGTGAAACTATTAATGAAGATTTAGATGGTTATGATGAAATTTTTGGAGAACTTTACGAAAAATACAAAGGCGGAAAGATGGCTCCTGAATTAAATTTACTTCTTAGAATTGGATTTAGTGCGGCTGTAACTAGTTTTACAAATAAAGCATTATCTTCAAGTGTTCCTGGTTTTAATGATGTTATTAGACAAAGTCCTGAATTAATGAAGGCATTTACCAATGCAACTGTTGGTGCAATGAGTCAACAATCACCAGGATTTGCATTTGCAAATCAAATGATGGAAGAAACTAGAAATAAACCACAAGGTCCTCCTCCTCCTGGACCAGTTAAAACAAGAGAATCACAAGCTCCTATTCGTCCAGGACAGATGGCATTTACAGAAAATCCTATTTCAAGACCTGATATTAATGTAGCTAGAGGAGGTTCTCAAATGGGAGGACCATCACCAATGGATACAAATAGACCTCCTTCATATTCTTCAACTAATGAGCCTATTAAACGTCCAGAAATGAAGGGTCCATCTAATATTGATTCATTGTTATCCGGTCTTAAAACAAAATCTATTGATATTGAAGAACAAAAACAAGAAGGTTCAGTAATTAGTGTAAATTCAATAAATGAATTATCTGCTAGTGATAAACTTCCAAAAGGAACAAAAAAAAGAAAACAAAAATCGGATAAAACAATATCATTAGATATTTAAATAATTAAAATACTTAAACACATAACCAATAATAATAATTATAATGTTTTATTCAAATTATTATTCTTCTATTTTTATGAAAGTATTAGATATATGTAATTATGTTATTGATACTACTAATTATATAATTAGTTTTTTTGAAGACTTTTATATTTATAAATCTACAAAAGAACAAATCATTTATGCTTATAATTGTTATAATATTTTAATTTATGATTTATTAATAGAACCAGATATTGATTTTTCAAGAATTAGTATTTTAAATAAAAATAATGAATTAGAATTATATTACGACAAAGAAATTAAAAATACACATCATTTAAATATATATATTCATAATAATAAAGGTTACAAATTATTTACTAATAAATTTACAGTTAATAATGTTACTTATATATCAGAAAAAGTAATGAAAATGAATGATAATCCTGTTATTTTAAATTATGAACAACATATTAATAATTTTGAAAATAAAAAAAATAAAAAATTTTTGGGAATACAATATGCACATCCTAATATAACAAATAAATTAATTATACAATTAGAAGATCATCATTATGTTCCTGGTAATGATATACTTGATTCTATATTTTTAAAAATATATTTATCAAAAAAATATCCAAAAGAAAGTTATATATTAGATAATAAATATACTATTACAATAATAGATGACTGTGCTAATTTTCATACATTAAATTATAATAATTATATTCATTTTAATAAAGATAGTGGAGAAAAATGGTGCATTGTAAATAAAAATGATTCATAAAATTGAATATGATATTATTTAAAATATAATATAAATAACATAAAGAATTATATATAATAAAAATATATGGAGTCTATAGTAGATTCTTCTTTTAATCTTACTGATGATAAATGGAATCTATATTACCATTTACCACAGGACCCTGATTGGACAAAAAATGGTTATAAAATCATAATGTCTAATATTAATTATTTAGAAGAAGTTAATTCATTATGTAAGCATATTAATGAGAGTATTATTAAAAATTGTATGCTATTTGTAATGAAGGAAAATATATTTCCTACATGGGAGGACCCTTGTAATAAAAATGGTGGTTGTTTTTCTTACAAAGTACCTAATAAACATGTATTTAATGTATGGAATAATTTATTTAAATATTTATGTTCTAATAATTTATCAAATAATAATAACGCATCAAAACATATTAATGGTATTACTATTTCTCCAAAAAAAAACTTCTGTATAGTTAAAATATGGCTTGATTGTATTGAATATCAAGACCCTCAAATTATTAAAAATATTGATTTCTTAAATTCTAATGGATGTTTATTTAAAAAGCATGAACCCGAGACATAATTTATTTAAATAAATCAAATAATATAAAAAATTGAATTTATATTATATATATATTTTACATATAAAACGATATGGAAGAAGATAAAGGAAAAGTTTGGGGCGTTTATATTAAACAAGCATTACAAAAAAATGTATATTTACATATAAATGAAATTGGAAAACAAGTTAAACAAAACCTTGAAAATAAATTATATAATATGACTATTGGTAGATGTATTAACGAAGGATATATTAAACCCAATTCTATTAATATTATTAGTTATTCTAGTGGATTAATCAATGGTGATAGTGTTAAATATAACGTAGTATTTGATTGTATGATATGTAATCCTGTTGAAGGTATGAATATTGAATGTATAGTAAAAACTATTACAAAAGCTGGAATTAGTGCTGAATCATTACAAGGTGAAAATGGTTATAATCCATTAAATATATTTATTGCACGTGACCATCATCATACTGATAATTATTTTAATAATATTACTGAAGAACAAAAAATAACTATATCTGTTATCGGCAGTAGATTTGAATTGAATGACCCTAATATTGTTGTTATAGGAAAACTTAAACATGAAAAAAATGAAAAAACTGGAGGAAATGAAAATAAACATATTAAACCTGCTATTACTGTTTTAGATGAATAAGTAATTAATAATATTTTTTTATTATAATTTAAAATAATATAAATAACTGCATTATATTATATATAATGTCTTCATCTGAACAGTTAAATTTACTTAAACAGAATATAGAATGTCTTGAAAAACCTAGACAAATTGAAATTCTTAGAATAATAAATGAAAGTCAAAGCACAATTATAAATGAAAACAAGAACGGTATTTATATTAATATGACCTCTTTAACTGAGGATACATTAACTGAACTTAAAAATTTTATCAAATATATATACACACAAGAAGAAGATCTTAATACTAATGAAAAATTGAAGAAAGATTTTCTTAATACATATTTTTAAATAATATAAAGATATATATTCTTATATTATTAGATGACATTAATAAACCATATCATAGCTAATATTTATAATAAAGATAAAATTAAGAATATAAATGATATTCCTAATTTAATGAATTCAATGTTCACAATTGAAAAAAAGAAATTAATAGATACTGTTAATATAAAATATTATAATAATAATACTGATACCACCAATATCACCAATATCACCAATACCACAAATATGACCAATACCACCAATTATAAAAATAATGAATTTAATCAGTACTTTTTACCTAAACAAAAAGATACATTATTTTGGTGTTTATATATATTAAAGTATGGTTTAAATAATTATAATTCCATACAAAATTATGGTGTAACTGAATTAAATGAAAAAAGTAATTGTGTAAAATTTATTGATAGTGATCCACTTAAACTAAAAACATCTAATGTAAGAATCACTAATTTAAATATAAAAGAAATAAAAAGTGAGCTTATGACTGTTCAAACTACAACTAGTTTTCATGTATTAGTATCATTTCTATTTTTTTATAAATGTAATATTTTTATTGTCCATAATAATTTAAAAATGTATATTAAATTTACTAATGAAACTAGTAAAATTAATCATATTATTATTAAAGATAAAAATAAATACCGCATATATAAAATGAATGCTTCATTCCAAGATATTATTAATATTACATCAAAAATGTATTGTTTTAATCATTTTGATAAACCAATAAAAGGTATGAGTACGTATAAATTAACAGAATTATATGATTTTGCAAAAATATTCAATATTGATTACCAAAATATGAAAAAACAAGAATTATATGATTCCATTAGAATGCAACTTATATGGGATGACAAGTAAAAAATTGATTTTATATTAGTATAAAAATAATATATAAAATTACTATATATATATTATTATGAATGAAGATAATATTGATCAAAAATCTATACAAGATTCTAGAATGGATTTCAATAAAATGATAAAACTCTATTTAGAAAGTAACCCTATATTAATTGAAAAAGGTCTTCATAAAGAATTTGAAATAAGATTTGGTTCCAATAAAAAACTATATAAACCTATATCTAAAATAGATTACGATAATGTTGTAAAATTATTACATTCTTGTGGATTTCGTACCGATAATAATGAGGGAATACATATATTAAAAATTCAAAATGAATATACTAATAAAGAAACAGGACAAAAAAAAGTATCTAATATTAGAACTGAATTATTTGGAGAATCATTAGTAAAAGAATATTGTAAAACTAATAGCATACAAGCAATCCTTAATTCTGAATCCTTTGATTCGAATTCTGTTAAATTTAATAGAAAAGCAAATGCTATAGATAAAAACGGACAATCTATTAGACCTGTTGATATAAAAGAATTTAATTTTAGAGCTTCATTTCAAACTGAACAAAATATTTCTCATTCATTAAGTAAACAAATTATAAATGATTGGAATGACAATAAAAAAATTTATAGATATCTAAATCGTGTTAGATGGGTACATGATGATTACCCTTTATTCGTTGATATGAGTATAGTAAAAGAATCTTCTACAAAAAATAAAATTTTAATACCAAAATATACTATTCAAGAATCAAATGTATTTAACAATGATGAAAATTATAATATTGAAATAGAATTAGATAATTCTGATACTAATATTGCTTATTACAGTAATGATAATGATAAAATTACAAAAATTATAAATAATATTAAAAAAGCTATACGAATTATATTATCTGGTATTCAAAATACTAAATTCCCTATTTCTTATATGGAAATAAATGATATCAAAAAAGAATATTTTGTTCTTTTAAATGGTAAAGAAAAAGAAATACCAAAAAGAATTACCGGTTCTCATTTTATAGGACCATCTAGTTTAACATTACAAAATGAAAATCTTATTAAAGAACATCCTAATACTATTATAAATAATTATACTGTTACTGATAAAGCAGATGGTGAAAGGATGTTACTTTTTATTAATTCCAAAGGTAAAATTTATATGATTGATAAAAATCTTAATATTATATTCACTGGATCTATTACTGAAACTAAACAAATTATGTCTTCTATTATTGATGGTGAATTTATTAAATATGATAAAAATAATAATATTATTAATTTATTTGCTTGTTTTGATATTTATATATATAATATGAAGGATGTACGTAATCTACCATTTACATACTCTGACCAAGATGATACTAATGATGACGAATTAATTGATACTAAAAAAGTACGATTACAATTATTAACTGATATTACACGTTTTATTAAACATAAATCTATAACTGATAAAAAAGGTAATAATAAACCATCTGATTTTGTTATTAAATGTAAGACCTTTTATTCTACATCTCAAAATAGTATATATAACGGATGTTCTACTATATTATCTAATATTGATGATTCATTATTTATTTATAATACTGATGGTCTTATATTTACACCATCTGACTTACCTGTAGGTGGTATTGAAGAAGGAAAACCAGGACCATTACGAAAACATACATGGAATAAATCATTTAAATGGAAACCTCCTGAATTCAATACTATTGATTTTCTTGTTAAAGTCAAAAAAGACCCTAATAATCCTAATAAAGATGAAATACATAATGTTTTTAGCGATGGTATATCTAATAAAACAAGCAACATTAAACAATATAAAACCCTAATATTACATTGTGGTTATGATGAAAAAAAACATGGTTATATGAATCCTTACCAAGATATCATATCTGGTAATTTACCTAATAATGATTATAATAATGATGATAATGATAATTATAAACCAGTTCCTTTTATTCCTACAAATCCATATGATGAAAATGCATCTATTTGTAATATTTATGTTACTGATTCTTTCGGTAAAACATATATGATCACTGAAGAAAATGAATATTTTGAAGAAAATATGATCGTTGAATTTTATTATGACAAAACTAGACCTGGTAATTTTAAATGGGTTCCTCTTAGAGTTAGATATGATAAAACTAGCGAATTACGTTCTGGTATTAAAAATTATGGTAATCCATTCTATGTAGCTAATAGTAATTGGCATACTATTCATTTTCCTATTACAAAATCTATGATTACTACTGAAGATATCATTTCAAAAACATATGATAACTCTGATACTTATTATAACCATACTGTTTCTAATACTACTACTAAAAAATTACGTAATTTCCATAATTTTATAAAAAAAGCTCTTATATGTGCTGTTTCTAATAGAAATGATACATTAATTGATTATTCTGTAGGTAAGGGTGGTGATTTACATAAATGGGATAAATGTAATTTATCTTTTGTTTATGGTATTGATTATTCTCCTGACAATATACATAATAACAAAGACGGTGCATGCGCTAGATATTTAGATTCTTATAAAAGAAATAATAAATTACCTAAAGCCATATTTTCTGTTGGTGATACTAGTAAATCTATTATGGATGGTATTTCATTTGATAATGATAAAGATAAACAAATTTTCAAAGCTATTATGGGTCAAGGACCAAAAGATAAAGAAAAATTAGGTAATGGTGTTTATGATATTTATGGTATTGCTAAAAAATGTTTCAATATCGGTTCTTCTCAATTTACACTTCATTATTATTTTGAATCTAATACTAAATTACATAATTTCTTAAAAAATATATCTGATACTATTGCTGTTAATGGATATTTTATTGGTACTTGTTTTGATGGTGAAACTGTATTTAATAAATTAAAATCTAGTACTATTAATTCTGGTTTTGCTATTATGCAAGATGATACTAAAATGTTTGAAATTAAAAAATTATATAGTAAAACCGGATTTCCTAATGACCATACATCTATTAATTATCCTATTAATGTTTATCAAGAAAGTATTAATAATTTTCATAAAGAATATCTTGTTAATTTTAATTATCTTGAACAAATTATTGAAGATTATGGTTTTCTTTTACCCAGTGATGATGAATGTAAAAAATTAGGTTTCAATAAAGCTACTGATTTATTTTCTAATTATTATGATTTTATTAAACACGACCCTTTATCCAGTAAAGATTTCTATAATCAATATAATTATAATATTGATATGACAGAATCTGAGAAAAAGGTTTCATTTCTTAATAGATATTTTATTTTCAAAAAAGTTAGAAATGTTGATACTAGTAAAATTAATAAACTCCTTGTTCAAACTACACAGATTATTGATGATGATAATAAAGAAGATAAACCTCAACCTATTGTTAAACCTAAAGCTAAAAAAATTAGTAAAAAGAAAATTAAAATTGATTCATAATGATATAAAAAGCATATTACAATAAATAATATCTAAATGACTTATTATTTATTACCAAAAACTTCTATTAATGTACAAGACCATATTGATATTACATTTACTGATACTATTCCTCCTAATGTTTTATCTCAATCTTTATCTATTTATCTTTCTACCATGAAACAAAAAATTGATGATTATGGTAATGATTGGGATACCTATAAAAAATATACTAATCCCTACGAATTTATACATACTTCTATTCCTGGTAAAAATAAAAGTGTTTGTAAATATAAACCTTTATCTAGATCCTATTTTAAAATGATTGAAATTATTAATTTACTTAAAGTTTTTTTTGATTACAATAAATCTATTAATAGTTTTCATCTTGCTGAAGGTCCAGGTGGTTTTATAGAAGCCCTCGCACATATTAGAAATAACAAAAATGATAAATATATTGGTATGACTATTATTAATGATTCTGATATTAATGTACCTGGATGGAAAAAAACGAATGTTTTTTTAAATAAAAATAAAAATGTATATATTGAAACTGCTCAGGATAAAAAAGGTGATTTATTAAATATTGACAATTTTACTTACTGTTATCAAAAATATGCTAACTCTATGGAAATTATTACTGCTGATGGCGGTTTCGATTTCTCTGAAGATTTTAATAAACAAGAAATTAATATTACTCAACTCCTTTTTTGTCAAATTGCATATGCTATTATTATGCAAAAAAAAAATGGTTCTTTTATTCTTAAAATTTTTGATTGTTTTATGCAACATACTATTGATCTTTTATATATATTATCTTCTTTTTATGAAAAAGTATATATTATTAAACCTAATACCAGTAGATATGCTAATTCTGAAAAATATATTGTTTGTAAAGGCTTTATATTTAATAATAATTCTGAATATTATTATAAACTTTTTTATAAACCTTTTTCACATATTATGCAAAATAACGATAAAAACATTTATCGTTTTATTAATATTGACGTTTCTCTTTATTTTATTAGTAGGTTACAAGAATATAATGCTATTTTCGGACAACAACAACTAGAAAATATATATCATACTTTTTCTATTATTAATAATAAAGCTAAATTTGAAAAATATAACAATAATATTAAAAATAATATTACAAAATGTATTCATTGGTGTAATAAATTTAATCTTGAAAGTAATATCATTTCTATTGATTAATTGTTTGATGATGCTTTATTGCTTGTGTTGATGATGCTGCACAATTCCTTTTACCATCTGTATAATAACTTGAAAATTTTGGAGTGCATTTAGTTGGGAATCCTATTTTATCTTTTATAGTATATCCTCCTGATTTTACTCCATATGCTAATGCATTTCCTACTGATTTACCATATGAATTCATGTATTCCCTTGCATTATTTGTTATTGTATCATATTTCAATCTTGTTATTCTTGCACTTGAATCTACCCCTCCTTGAACACCCATTTTATGATTACTTGGTTTATAATATACTTGTGAATATAATGGTAATAATTTCGCTTTTTTATTTGATATTGACTCTACTTGAGCATTTGTTGCTGCAAAGTTACTATTTCCTGCTTCATCTATCGGTAAATTTGGTGCTAATCCTCTATTTATTAATGTTCCTCCATTATTAGGATATGTAAATCCTAATGCTGTTAATAATTCTTCATTCTGTGCAAATCTTATCAATGGAATCCTATCTAATTCGTCTATTGGTTCCCATAATCTATCACCTTGCTGATCCCTCGGTATATCAAATATACCATCATATGGATATGTTACCTTTCCTCCTCTTCTATGAACAAATATATATTTCTCATTTGTTTTATCATAATCTAAATCTATTAAAAATACTTTTTTATCGTCCCTAGTATCTATATAATAGTGATTATTTGTTTCCATCGTTCTTTTTAATGTATCTCTTATTTCTCCTACAAATTTATCTCCTTTTGGTATTGTTACTGTGTTCTCTGTATTATCTAACCATATATATGTAAATGTTGCATCATTATGAAATATATATTTTTGACAATGTGATAATCCATTTGATGCATATACATTAAATATTGATTCGTTTGCACCTGATTGTATTGTTCTATCTCCCTTTCTTATATTATAATATTGATTCTGATCAAATGTTTTTGCTCTTGCTTCTAAATATTGATTTGAATTTGTATAATACTGATCATTATTCTTTGTTACATCATAATTCTTTCTAATCATTCCACTACTTCTTACTCTTCTTCTTGCATTTTCTGCTGTTGAAAAACATACTGCACTTGTTCCAGGTCTCTCTGATTTGTTTTCTGTTAAATTTATATCTATTGTTGTTTTTATCCCTTTACAATTACCTGATGATGATTCTACTGTTGTCCCTCCAGGTGCATCTAATACTGATAATCTTAATGATGTTCTATAATTACATATATCCTGTGCGCTACTTCTTTCTCTACGGTATATTTTTAATGGATTTGCTTTAAATATACCTGTTAAATTTTCTGCATTATTATTTCCTTCATTTTTCTTTATCAAACTTGATATTTCGTTAAATGTTCTACCTTTCCAAGAAATTATTTCTGATGCCATTTAATATATTATATTATAATATTATATATTATATATTAAAATGAATTATTTAGAAATTTCTGTACTTGTCCTTTTCATTGGATTCTTAATATTATTTTACATTTCTAACATGATCTATAATTCTTGTATTCATGAAAAAACAGAATCTTTTATTGCTTCTACTTCTGCTGATTTCGCTTCTGCTGGTTTTACTGATGAAAGTGCTCTCGGGAAACTTGCTGCTACTGATGCAACTGCTTATAAAGATTTAATTGCTGCTAGAGATGCTTTAGCTGCACAAAAAACTAATTTGGCTGCTGCTGAAGCTGCACAAAAAAAAGCTGCTCAAGATGAAGCTGCCGCTAACGCAGACCTTAATGCATACAAAAAAGAAAAGTTAGTTCAAGAAGGTAATATACAAGCTAATAAAGATGCTATGAATGCATGGGACCAACATAGAAATAATTATTTCCAAGGCTGGAATGATAAAATCACATCTATGCAGTCTAGTATTGCCGCTCAAGAACAAATTGTAAAAGATATGGAAGCTCAAATTCTCAAAAATGAAAGATTATTTGAAAAATATGATGAAAATGGAAACCAAGTTGGAAATTATAGTCTTGATGAAATACGTAATGGTGAATACGGTGCTATTAGTGATAGCTTACCTATTAGACTTATTAATTTAGGTGACGAAGTTTATAAACTAAAACCATTTACTGATGAACTTGGAAGAATGATATATGATCCTATTAATTTTGCTGATGGAACACCTAATCCTAGTCCTGGTGTTATTGCACAAATGAATGTTGTTGATAGCAAATTTGCTGGTAGTAATATCAATGATTTTGCTTAATATTTTAACTACCCAGTTTTTGCTCTAATGTTTTACTATTTATTTTCAAATGTTTTATAATATTATATTATAGTTAATATTATGAACAAATTACTTTACAATATAGTTTTAATTTTAATGACACTATTCATTATATATTTGATATTTTTAAATTATTTAGAAGTATCTGAAAATTTTGCATCTATTGAAGAAGGTGGAGCTCAAAATATTGGTAATCCTAATATCTGGTATGAGGCTGTTAAAGGTAATGATTTAGAAGACCCTGCTGTTGTTGTTAAAAAACAATATGAAGAAGATTTAGCTGAATATTTGTATAAGAATAAAGAACAAGAGCCTTTTACTAATAATTCTAAACAAACTTCTTTTTCTGATTTTTTATATTCAAAATTTTTTGGTGATAAAGAAGGTTTCAGTACTTTTTCTGTCGGCGGAGCACAGGATTTTGATGATGATGTTTATAAACATTTTAATAATGGACAGGCTACTGTTAATTATAACTATGATTATACACCTTTTCATATGTCTAAGCCAGCTGATCCAGGTTCTTATAGAAAACCTAGACAAAGTTGGGGTAGAAGTAGATGGTGGGCCAGAAGAAGAAGAAGATATTATAACGATAAAGTAAATGATGCTCGTAGGAGATGGGACCGCGCTAATGCTAGTTATCGTACAAGACTTGACGATTATAATGAAAAATTAAAAGAGAATACTAATACTAATACTGCTCGTCAAGAAACTGCTTATGCTAATGCTGTTCAAGCTGCTAAAGACAGAATTGTTAATGATAATTATACTGTTCCTTATAAAAATTTTGATAATGCTAGAAATGACATTGAAGGTCCTCTTGAAGATTATATCAAAGTTCCACAAACTTCTAGTATGCGTTCTACTGCTATTGATATTGCTAAAGATAAATTTGATGCTCATTATCTTATGGGTATTTCTACTGATAGAAACGATCTTGATTATGATGGTCAAGTATGGAAGCAAACTATTAGAGATAAATATGGCGCTCTAAAAATAACAGATGGTGAGTTAGATAAATTATTTGAAGCAAAAGATGCACCTACATGGGATAATCTTATTAAATGGAATCAAAATATTAAAAATAGTAAAAATTTCCTTGAAACTGAAAAAGAAAGAGTAGAAGGTGAAAATCAATCTATTAAAGACAATTATTCTACTCGTGATTCTAAATGGACTAATACAATACAACCACGTGCTGAAGATTTAGGTGTTTTCTTTGCTGATGGTAAGTTACCTGATGCTCACCTCACTGAAGTTTATAATGCTTTTGGTATGAATCTTGCTGATTCCGACTCTGCTAACACTAATATTACTGCTAGTAGAAATCTTCTTAATTGGGATTCGGTTGCTAGAACAAAATCTGCTAATGATAAAATTAATTCGATCAGAGACCATCAAATTGCCTTGAGAATAAAACAAATTAATGATTTGAAAAGAGCAGCTAATGCAGCACAATTGAACGCTGAAGATGCTAAAAACAAATCTGAACAAGAAATTAGACAATCTAAAGATGATGCTATTGCATTGAATAAACTCTTTCAAGAACAAGTTGCTGCACTTAATGCTTCTATAGCCAAGGCTAAAACACTTAATGATCAAAAGATTGCGGCTATGACAAAAACTATGGAAGATATGTCTGGACCACAACTTGCTATTAATGCTGCTCTATCTGGTGGAGCTGGACAAGATGGTCTTACTGATTTTTATACACAACAAAATAAAGGTAAAAGTGACAAGATTTTGGGACAACTTAATTCTGCTTTGGGTGGTATGTTAGTAACTAATCAAAGAACTACTGATTTTATTAAAGATGCAAAAATGGATAATATTAGAAGAATTTCTATGGAATCTAGAAATGCATATGAAAATGCTCTTGCACAAGGATCATAAATTTTTATTATTTATTAGATACCTTTTTTTATAACTATATGTTATAATATGAGCAATCTTCTCAAATTTTTAAAATTTTTAGCAATATTATTTATTTTATTAGTACTATTAGTATTTATTTATTTCTCAACATTTAAACAACATTTTAAAAATGAAGTTAAATATCAAGAACAGTTCGTTGATGTTACTCCTACCGGTGATTTAATACGCAAGGGTATTAAAGTTGAAATCCCAAAAGGGTTGTTAGATGCTTCTCAAGGCGAAGCTATTAAACAAAAACAACAAGCCGATAGTATGCTTTCACAAGCAAATAAAAATGTATCTAATTGGAAAAATTTTAAAAGGAACAGAAAAGCTACACGCAGTTCAAAAGAAAAAGAGATAGATAATGTTGTTAGTGGAATTAATACATATGCTAGTAATCTTAGTCATATTACAAGTGATATTCAAAAAGTTCGTAGTGGTGATCCAGATGCTACTGATATGACACAATATGGTACATATGATGCTACCTTGTTTCTATAATTTTTTATATTTACATATTTTATATTATGAAATATAAAATCCTTATATCTTTAGTCATTGTTATTATTATTTTCTTATATTTTGGTTCTGTTATAAAAGGTAATAGTTTATTATCTGAATTATTACATAAACAAGATATACATTTAGACGAAATGGAACGTCTTAACGTCCCAAAGGAATCTTTTACATCAATTGAAACCTTACCTAGACAAAAAGTAATTAATGGTATTTATGACACTATTCAAACTAAAATGAATTTAGCGGCTGAAGCACAAAATGAAGCTAAAGCAATTGCATCCGATGAAAATCAGGCTATCAAAGATGATAATACCGCTATTATTCAAAAAATTGATAGTGTATTAACTGGCGACGGTAATAGTTATTCTATTGGCCCTTTTGCTAATGCTACCATGCAACAAGATATTGTTAGAGATAAACTTAATGATATTTCTGGTGATCTTGCTGCTTTATATAAAGAAATTAATATTTCTCATAACTTGGGTCCTAATGCCTTAGGATTTTTGAGTCAAGGTAAAGCTTTCGATAGTGCTAAAGAACTTGAAGAAGCAGGTGGTGGTCTTTCCGGTCTAGCTGGACAAAGAGCTAATGAAACAGATTTTATGGGAAATCTTATTTAATTAATATTTTTAATAAAAACATATTAAATATATTTTTTTATTTGTATTATAACATGAATATTGCTATTGATTATAATAATTTTCAAATTGAATATACTTCTTTATTAGATAGTAAAAAAAATATTATTACCACTGAAGGTATTTTTACAAAAATTATCTTTTCTAATAAATTATTTGTTATGAATGGTTTATTTTTCTATTTCCCCATTTCTGTTGATAATATTATTAGTTCTAATGGAAGATTCTTTATTAATTTTAATCCTAATTCTAAAAATAATATTAATGTTATTAATAGTATTTCTAAGATTGAAAATGATATTTTATCATTCTATAAAAAAACTACTCTTTCTAATAAAAATATTTCTTATATATTATCCAATCAATTATCTGCTGGTAATATAAAAGTATATAAAGATTCTAATGAACCTTTAAATAACATCTCTGATAAAAAATATATTCTTAAAATTTCTGGTATATGGGAAAATAATAATGATTTTGGTATTACATATAAAACTATTCTTGCTTCTAGATTGTAATTTATATTTTCTCTAATTTTTTTAATATTTGTTTTGGTATTATTTCATTCTGCATCTGTTCTAATTTTTTATAACATTTATTTATTGTTACTTCACTTACATTTGTTATTGTCTTTACTTCTTGTTTTGTTATATTTAAACCATACAAATCTCCTATATAATATATTATTCCTGCTGCTATTGCATGTGGTATATTATCCGTTATTATCGATAGACTATCTACTTTACTTGCTACAAATTTCCCTAGTTTTGTCATCTCTGTTGAATAATTTAATTTACTACTATATCTCTCTATAAATGATACTGGTTTTATTATTTCTAATTTTGTTTGTAACGATTTATCTAAATTTCTCTCTATGTTATTTAATATATTTACTGCCATTGAACAACCATTTGTTGCACTTGTCTTATCTAGTTTAAATATTTCTGCTATTTCATGTGCTGTCCTTGGACATCCATTTAATCTACAAGATAAATATATTGATGCTGCTTTTATACCATCTCTGTTCATTCCCCTAAACATTTGTTGCTCTGATATATCTTTATGTATTATTACTGCATGATCTATAAATATTTTCGGTATTCCCGCATTCTGAGCCATTAATGTTATAAATTGAAATTCTTCAAATAATGCTTTTTCTCTATGCGGCATTGATTGCCATTCTGTCCATCTTTTTATTTTTTTCATTTCATATGTTGATCTCTGACTACATAACACCTTTAATCCATATGACGATTCTACTAATAATGGATTTATTGGATTTCCACATCTTGCTGGATCACTTGAATTTCTATCGTCATTCTTATAAAATCTCCATTCTGGTGCTTGATCCACTACATTCTTATTTATTATTCCACAATTTGTACAAGCTGGATATGCTCCATTTTCCATTACTTTTATCTCTCCATTACATTCTGAACACATTTCTAAATTCTCTCTCATATATAAACATTCTACCTTCTCATTTTTAGCAACATTCACTTCATTATCAAATATATCAAATAATCTCTGTTTTTCCTTCTCTGAATATTTCTGTTTCTTTTTCTTTACTGTTTTATTTAATGTTATCGGTATTTCCATCAAATAAATTATACTTATATTTATTTTTTTCATATTTAACTTCTTTTCAATTTTATGTAAGAATAGTATATATATTTTCTTATTTATACTATATTATGAAGGATACCAATGAAAATACCAATATTGATCATGATAATGAAACCGTAAATACTGAAAGTTTTTATGACTCGTTATCAAATAGTACGGCTGCTATAAATGCTACAGAAGAAGCTAAAAATGCACTGGCTCGTTTTTGTGCTTCTAATCTTACTAAAAAAGAATTTAATAAAGCCCTTAATAACCAAAAAAATAATGCTGAACAAAAAGGTGGTAATGATAATGAACCTGATGATGCTAAGTCTCTTGAATTATTTGATAAAATTGTTACTAAAGTTGGTGATGGTTTCTGTAAAAAATTAGAAGAAAATTCTAAACAAGTCGGTGAAAATATCCAAAATTTTATTATTTCTAATACTAATTATGAAGACCTCAATCAACATTTTACTAATGTATTTATTCAAAAATTCAATGATGTTATTAATAAAATACAACTTAAACTTATTTCCACTAATGATATATCTATTGATAAAACTCCTCAATCTAATGAACAATCTATCACCCCTCATGATCAAAGTGTAGAAGTAAATGAAACCCCAGCCCCAGATAATGAAAGTGAAGATAATGAAAGTGAAGATAATGAAAGTGAAGATAATGAAAGTGAAGAACCTGATAATGAAAGTGAAGATAATGAAAGTAAAGAACCTGATAATGAAAGTAAAGAACCTGATAATGAAAGTAAAGAACCTGATAATGAAGAAACCACAGGTGATAATACAGATAAAAAACCCACAGCCACTGGTCCTGAAAATGTAGTAACAGGTGGTAATAAATCAAATAAAAAAAAGACAATAAGAGTAAAATATTTAAGTAAAAATAAAACTAGAAAGAATTTAATTTAAAATTTATATATGTTGTTATAAATATATATAAATATGAATATGGCTCTTGGTAAAGACCCTGAAGAATTATTAACAATGGCTAAAAATAACCCTACTATGGCTAAAGCTGCATTGCCTATGGCGAAAAAAACAGGACAAGTTCCTCCTGAAATTATAAAACAAGTAGAAGAAATATTAGAAGATGGTAATAAAAGTGATGATACTTCAAATGAATCTAATGATATTAATGTTGATTCTATTATTAATAGCGATTATGCTAATGATAAAATGAGTAAATTATATGCTGATATAGAAAAAGTGTTTTATAATAGTTTAATTCATAAAAAAGATGGTTCAAAAATATATAATATATCTGATTTTAATAATAATTGTTATTTTTATCAAGATAATCCAGTTGGATTAACAGATGATTTTTACAAAGAATATGTTGAAAGAATAATTGATATAACAATGCCTGATAACCTTATACTTCATTTTATAGATAGATATATTAATAAAATAAATGAATCACTTATAAAGGATAATGAACCATACAGAGTTATATATCATTATAATGATGATATAAGTGAAAAAGAAAAACTAATTTCTAAACACGAATATAATGATTTATTGACTATTCCCAATGAAAAATATATTGAAGATATGAATAAAAAAACTGCTATAAAAGAATTAGAAAATTTAATTTAATTTATTTATTTTTTTATCTATTTTATCAAATAAATCTTGGTCATAAACTAAATTACCTGATGGTTTATAGTTATTTATTTCTTTATAATCCTTTTGTTTTGAATTATTATTAATGTTCTTAGGCTTTCCTGTATTAAATAATTCTTCTTCTGGGTCTTCATCATCATCTGTTTTTATAATATTACCTCTCTGGTCTATAACTTTTCCTGTCTGTTTTTTAAATTGAGTTCTAACATAACCTGGAACATGGTGTTTCCATGACACAAATAGTGTTGCAGGATGTATATATTTTGTATGAAATCCATTTTCTTCTAATTTAACTACTAAATATCCTATACAGTCTCCTTTATCATATAATGGCTGTCCAAATATATATTCTGGTACTGTAAAGAATATATGTTGATCTCTTTTTGTTCTTGATGTTACTTTTATTCTATTATGAATCCTATTTAATAACTTTTTAAATAAACTTAATTGTTTTAAATCCTTATTGTGATTCTTCTCAAATAATTCATCCATATTTATTTTTTCCATTCCTTCTTCTTCATCTGGTAATAATAAATGCGTCATAATATATTATATTAGATAGAAAATACATAAAAATATTTTACTTATTTATAATAAAATGGATTTCTCTAATATTAAATGTATTGTTATTTCTGGTGGTGGTTCCATGTTGTATCAAATGTTAGGTATTTTGTACCAATTAATTAAGAGTAAAAAAATCAATATTGATAATATTACTCATTTTTATGGTAGTTCATCTGGTGCTATTTTATCTTTAGTTCTTTCACTCGGTATTGAAATTGAGACCCTTAATAAATATTTTATTGATAGACCTTGGGATAAACTAGTTAAAACTGATATATTTCAAATTCTACATAGTTTTACTTCGTGTGGTATAATTTCAAAAGACTTTATTATTTCTGCTTTAGAACCATTATACAAATCTAAAGATATTGATATTAATTGTACAATGTCTAAATTATATGAACTTACTAAGAAGGAAATTCATATACTTGCTACTAATATTACTGATGGTATTTGTGAAGATATTTCCTATAAAACACATCCAGATTGGTCTGTTATTGACGCTATACATGCTTCTATTTGTATTCCTACTGTTGTTGAACCTCTTATTAAAAACAATAAATGTTATGTTGATGGTTGTGTTGTTACTCATTTCCCTATTAAAAATGCTCTTGATATTTTTGATAAAAATGAAATTATTGGTATAAAAACTAAAAATATTACTAGAACTTTAAATAAAGATGTTAAATTTAATAATATTTTAGAATTTCTTTACTATATGGTTGAACATACACATCATAATTTTGTTTCTCAATCTTCTGATATTTCTAATATTTCTAATATTTTTATAATTTCTAGATCATCTTATGATATGGTTGATATTTTCAATGTTATTAATTCTAAAGATAAACGTCTTGAATATTTCAATGAAGGTAAAATTATATATGCTGACAGTATATAATGTCTGCGGTTGAGAAACGCCCCTCTTTTAGGGAAATGTTAGATGACCAAGATGTTCAACAAAAACTTACTGTTGCTACTACTCTTGCTCTTGAAGTTTATCGTGTTCTTATGGGTGCTATGCTTATTTTATTTGTTCCTCAAAGCTGTAATGGTGAAATTTGTACTTTAACTGATAATTTTAATAGAGATGACGGTGGTGTTACCAAATCTGCTTTTGCTCTTAATCTTCTTACACTATTTTCTTTCTTTGTTTTATATAATTTTGAAGTTAAACGTGAAAATAAAATGATTAATTATTTAAATGTCAATCCTGAAAATGCAAGAGATAATGATGCTGTTGAAGAAGCCCTTCAAAACCTTGAACCCTCTAAAAAAGAAGAAATTTGGAAATTAGATTCTCATTATCAAAAAGCTGGTTATTTTTGTATGGGTGCCTTCGTTGTTAATAGTGGTATTAGTTTAGTTGTTATTGGACAACATTATCTTAATGATAAAACTATTACTGTTCTTTTTACTAATTTATTATTTCTCAGTTTAAAAATAAACGATGTTTTCACCGTTGTTAATACTGAGAAAAATGTTTTCTTATCTGCTTACCTTACACGTAAAGTACAATATAACGATATTGACCCTGACCATATTGATAAATCTAATCATGAAGAACTTTCTCTTGATGTTCCTGCTATTGTTGATACTACACAACCTGATAGAGTTTCTCCTATTCCTGAACCTTATACTGAAACCCCTTCTGCTCCTCTTGAACCTTCACAACAAGTTTAAATCATATTATATTCTCTATAAAATATGATTATTGTAATATTGTATCTACCATTTGTTCTAAATTATTTACTGTTATTTTTGCATCAAAATTTATTGTCTCGTCATTTTTTAATAATTTTACTGTTGGATATTCTTCTATTTTTGCTTTTTCTATTATTGCTTTTGTCTCCGCTGATGATATATAATCATCATCCCCATCCTTACTTCCATCCTCATTTGATAAATTCACATCTCTTACTAATAATTTATATCCATTAATTTCTTTATTATTATATTCTTGTTTAAATAAATTCCATTCCGGCATTATTGCTTTACTATGCGGACACCAATCTGTATAATATAATGTCAACTCCGTATCTACTGTATTCCCTCCTGCTAAATTTGCTGGATCATCATTCCCTTTTATTTTTTCTCTCTTTTTTTTAAAATTCGTATATATATAATACGCTATGTACCCAAATCCTGCTAATAAACATAGTATTAATATTGGTGTATAATATCTTCTTAAAGCTTTATCTACTGAACCTAAAAAACTTGGCATTATATATATTTAATATTTTTTATTTATAATTATATTAAACTTATTTTTCTTTATCTATAATTACTTCTTTTAATATATTCTTTATTATCTTATTCTGTTCTGCTTCCTCTCCTGTACCTAAACTATTCTCTGACATCTTTATATATCTATTTGAATCCTTTGATCCTGGTGTTAGTACATCCGGATAGTTATCTAACCATTCCTCTGTATTACTTAAATTCTTATCTACTACCTTCGTCACTGCTGACTTTATTTGTCCTCTATCTTCATCTCTCTTCCATTCATCATTATCTTTTATATACAATACCTCTCTCTTCAAATCTGTACAGTGTAATGGTCTCTTCTCTACAGCCATATTTGATAATGCTGTATGAAATATATTCGTTATCCCTTTAACATGCCCATTATCTGTCGTATATTCTAACTCCTTCAATTGTACTTCTAATGACTCTATAAAATCCGTTATATTCATTGCATCTTTACACGTATCATTCAAGAAAAAATTTAAGTTAAAATTATTTGTATTATTGTTATTATTTGTTATAGCTGTATTACCTATTAATGGTAAAACTTCTTTATATTTATTAATATGACCTTTCTGCATTCCTATTATTTCTTCATTTTTTGCATTTTCAAGAGTTTTTAATTCTAATTTGTTTTCTAATGTTGCAACTTTAAGTCTCATCTTCAATTCTTCTTTAGTCATGCTATCATAATCTATTTCTTCTTCTTCTTCTGATTCTTCTTTTTCTTTTTCTTGTTCAATTATTTCTTTTTTTACTGCATCTTCAGTTTCCGGCGATTTTGGCGTTTTTTCGGCGTTTTTACACTTGTTTTTATGTTTCCATAAACCACTTTTTGATGAGTATTTTTTTCCACATTCACAGCTAAATGTTAGTGGCGCTTTTTCGGTTTCCATATCAGTTTCCAAAAGTTTCCTTTTATGTTTTGCAGTCAAACAGTGTCTCTTCCATTCACATAATTTAATGCATTTAAAGTTGCACATTTTACAATGAAAATCTTCGGCGTTTTTTTTTGATTTTCGGTTTCCAAAAGTTTCCATTTTCTCTAAAATATGGAAACAAAAAAAACGCCTAAACTAAACGAATAAAAAATTTTTCAGTAACATATTATTTTACATAATTTTTGTATTTACACCACATACGAGTGAAATTGAAAAATCAGAAAAGTCGAAAAATAATTCTTTTTTCAGTTTTTTAAAAATGGACATTTATTTTTGTCCAAAAAAAAAAAAGTGACCGACTTATTTTTTTTTTATTTTATAGTATTTATCGAAAATACTTAAAGAAATGAAAATTTAGGTACTTAAAGAATTATTTTTGGCTGTGTTCAGGATCATTGTAATGAATATGGGCCAAATTAGAACGCTTATGTGGTTTATAAGGGTCAGTATAGATTTGTTTAATTTGGATCATTTCGATTTGTTTAATGTATTGAATACGATGTCTAAATTGAAGAGAAGAGATAATAGTATTCATACATTTTGTGTAATCAAGAAGAGTAAGCATAATTGATAGAATTGTATTCTATATATAAAAAATATAAAATATAATCAATTTTATATATTTAACTAATGTATAGTAATGAAAACAAAAAAAAGAATAAATAAAAAAAGAAGAACAAAGAAGAGAATATTTAAAAATGAAGATTATAAAAGTAATGATGGAATGCTAACATCAATATGGGGACCAGGAATGTGGCATTTTTTACATTCAATGAGTTTTAATTATCCAGTAAATCCATCAACAGAAGATAAAGATAATTATAGGAATTTTGTATTATCATTAAAAAATATATTACCTTGTGGAAAGTGTCGTAAAAATTTAAGAGAAAACTTTAAGAAAAAACCATTGACAATGAATAAAATGGAATCGAGAGAAAGTTTTTCAAAGTATATATATGAATTACATGAAATGATAAATGGTATGTTAGGAAAGAAATCTGGATTAACATATGAGGAAGTAAGAGAAAGATATGAACATTTTAGGTCAAGGTGTAATAATAAGAAGCAAGTAAATAAAGAAAAAGGGTGTGTGACACCGGTATATGGAGAGAAATCAAAGTGTATATTAAGGATAATACCTGCAAAAGAAAAATGCGAAACGCTGCAAATAGATGAAAGATGTAATAAAAAGATATTAGAATAATATTATTTAGTAATTTAAAAAATTATCAAGATAATTATAGCCTTCATTATATATATTATTATTATAATGAATAGTTCAGAAAAAGAAATATTGTTTTGGTCAGAAGATCCTAATATTTTATTAAATCAAACATATATATTCGAGTTTTTTCCAACTCATATGATGAGCTATAAACAACAATTAAATGCAATAACAAGAAGTGTAATATTATTAACAATAGGTATAATGTTAGTAAGTCCTTCATATCGTGTATTTATAGTATCATTAATAACAATGTTTATGATATATTTAATGAATTATTTTAAGGAAAAAGAATTAGTAGAAGGTTTTGACCCTGAAGCTTTAGCAGAAGCAACCGAATATGAATATCAAGATATAGAAGATGAGAGAGGGGAAGTTGAAGGAGAACCAATAGAAGAGGAACCTACACAAAAGAATATAGCATCAATGGATGAACCTACAAATGAGTTAATAAAAGAGGAATTATCAACCGTATTTGCACAACCATCTACAGCCAATCCTTTTAATAATGTAATGGTAACAGATTATCATACAAATGAAGATAAAAAACCAGCAGCACCTAGTTATAGTAAAAGAACACAAGAGAATATTTTAGAGTCAGCAAAACAATTGGTAGCAGAGGTAAATCCTGATCAGCCAGATATAACAGAAAAATTATTTAGCGATTTAGGAGAAAAAATAAATTTAGAACAATCTTTACGTCCATTCCATAGTAATCCATCAACAACTATACCTAATGATCAAGGAGCATTTGCAAATTTTTGTTACGGAAGCATGGTATCTTGTAAAGAGGATAATAAATTTGCTTGTGCAAGAAATGTATCTAGATATACTAATTATTAAATAAATAACTAACAAATCTTTCTCTGTCTATAATATAAAATGTCAAATCTCGCAAGTAGCTATTCTTTTAATAACTTAGGGAGAACTGGTAATGATATAGCACATAAAACACAAGATGCAGTACATAATACAAGATTTGCAAATCATATGTTAGCAGACTATAGAAGCAACTTACAATCTGATAGTCATGTACAATTCGCATCAAAATTCCCAACTATGAACTATGCAGGTAATGTTCATGGTAGTGGTTTGAATGGTAATATTATTGATGACCATTCTGATTTAACTCTTAATCAAAAACAATCAAGAGAATTAGAAAAATTACAATTGATTGAACGCCCATTTGCAACAATTCCTTATTTAGGTAGAGGTAGTGTAGACCCAGTATTAGAAACACAATTATTACAAGGTGAAAATAGTAATGAAAAGAAGAGTTTATCTACTATTATGGATAAATCTTTTGCTGATTTATCTACTCAACCTATTACACACAAAATGAAAAATAGAGTTCAAAACCCTAAATTTAATGTTGAAGAAGCCGCATTAGATGGATGGGTTAGAGGTGGTGCAGCTACAAGAGAACTCACTATGAATTACAAAAAATAAATATAATATATGAATAATTTATATATTATGGAAAAAACATTCAAAAATACTTTTTTATATTATTTATTATTATTATCCATTGTTTTATTACTATTTATTAATAATTCTTCATTTCAAGATAATAATCCAACATGTAATAATTTTGTTATTAATGTTTATTTATATTTAGCATTTAGTGTTTGTTTAATTGGGTTATTTGCTTATCTTATCAATTTTCTTCTATATAAAAATACAAATAATTTATACAAACCTCTAGAACCTTTTGAGATATACGAACATTTGGGAGGTATGGGTTTCTATATATTATCTGTTATTCTAACTTTTGTTTTAATATTCTTAATTACATTATCCCAATCATTTGGTAATGAAAATATATTTTACAATCATCTTATTTGGCTTCTATTTTTAGCTAGTATTTCATATAGTCTATATCCTAGATTTAAGTCTATTTATTCTTTTATCTTTGTTGACCAAGCTCTACTAATTACATCTCTTATTTTTATTTCTGCTACTTTTTTTTATTATATGTTCACTGATTTTTTTAAACAATATGATACTGCTATCGGCATGGGCTTATTTATTGCATTAATTGTTATTATTATTCTTGAATTATTACATTTATTATTTTTCAAATATTCTTTCTCATTTTTCAAATTTTCCTCATATTTTGTTATTGCACTATTCTCTATGTTTGTATCTTATGATACTTTCGAAATGGTAAAACGTCAAGAACAATGTACTTCATTACCTAATTATCCTAAGTTGAGTATTGATTTCTTTTTAGATATATTGAATCTATTCTCTCGTGTTTTATTTTTAAGATCTAAATAATTTAAATATAACATTTATGATTATATATGTTATACGATATTAATATACAAGTTAATTACAATGATAATATTGAATATAGACAAGCTCTCCGTAAAGCATTTAAAATGAATTGTATTGAAGATATTAATAATGCTGATATGGATGAAATTACAAGAGATGAGTTATTATACGATGAAAATGCTATTACTACTTGTATGACTTTTATTTTAGAGACTACACAACATAATACTATATTTAAGGATTTATATCTTATTACTGCTGCACGTATGTTCTCTCAAGATTTAGGAATAGGATTAAGCGTTCTTTTCTCTTATGATAATTTTAAATTGTTTCATTTAGTCCTTATTGATTATTTTAAAGATCCTTATAATTATACTTCTTCTTCTAATTCTTATAATAATTTATACAATCATATAAAATAATTTATTTCATTTATATATATGGCATCTACTAGAAAAGTTAATAATTATGAAGATTACTTATTAGAACAAAAAGTTAATCAAACTACTAATAATTACATGACATACAAATCTTATGGTACTAATCAACAAACTTACAATCCTGGTTTTGGTTTATTACCTGGAAGACTTGCTCCTACACATATTGCTTCTAATTACTGCGATATTGAATCTAATCTTAGAGGTATTGGTTCTACTAATTTAGTTAAACCATTAGCTCCTTTGAGACCTGATATTTATCATTTATCTACATTAAATATTGCTGATAATAAACCTCCTCTTATTATGCCTGATGATTTAAATATATTACCTAATCAAAGAGCTAATATACAAAGTTAATTGATATATAATTATTTACTTATATATTTGTTGTTTTTTCTTGTTCCTCCTCCTTTCCTTTTTCTTGTTCTTGTTCTTGTTCTTGTTCCTGTTCCTTTTTGTTTAATTTTATCAATAATTTCTTTAAATTTTATTCTATTATTTTGAATTTCTGTATCAGCAGTATTATTCTCTTTTACATTATTGTAGTCACAAAATAAGTTTGCTATATTAACATCAACTTTAATATTATTTTTTATATGTAAACCTAAATGTTCTGTATAATACGATAGTATTTCTTTTTTTGCACCTTCTATTAGTTTCGGCTCGTCTCTCTCTTTGAATCTTTTACCTAGATTCAACCCATTTATATATTCTGTTACTTTTATATTTATTAAATTATTTAATAATACTATTACACCTGATTTTGCTCTTGTATCATTTCCACAAGATATTTTAGCTTTGTTTGACAGTATTTTATTTTCAAAATCTCCTATAAAATCTTTATGACTAAAACTTTTAATAAACTCATTTCTTGGGGTATCTTTTTCTTTATTTCTCTCACTTTCTCGTGGTTGATTCTTTATTCTCTCTTTCTCAAGTTCAAATGCTCTTTGTTTTTCATTATCCTCGTATTTTGCTCTTGCTTGTTCTGCTTTAAATTCTCTTTCTTCTTTTTCTTGTGCTGCTTTAAATTCTCTTTCTTCTTTTTCTTGTGCTGCTTTAAATTCTCTTGCTTCTTTTTGTTTTTGTTTTTCGCTCAAGTCATTCGCATTTTTTAGTTTTTCTTCATGCTCTCTTCTTTTTTGTTCCTTTTGATCTTCATGCTCTCTTCTTTTTTGTTCCTTTTGATCTTCATAATCTCTTGTTTCTTTTGCTTCTGCAATAGAAGCATCTTTTTGTTGTTTTTCTGCGTCCGCTTTCTTTTTCTCCTCTTCGTCTTTCT